GTATTACAACATTAGCTTCCACCATTTCGTTGGTGGTAAAAACATTCCAGTATACGATATGAATAGCATTTATCCCAAATAGGTATATAATCATCGGAATACGCCATCTGTAGCAGAGCCAAAAGAATCTGCTCGCAATTATAAGCACAAGCGGATGGATGTAAACTGAAAAATAGATAAATGCTGCCGATACCCAATTCTCCTTAAACCATATGCACATTTCTTTTTCATGAGACGCAAATGTTACCATGCATGCAATATGAAAAAGCATGATAAACAGAGGCATCACTTCACAATAATACTTGAACCAAGTGAGTAGCTTCACGCTGTAGCCTCTACCTGCAAGGATAATTACGTTAATCATTTCGCTAACGTCCATACCCTTAAACATTACTCTTGACAACTGTACAACACCGACTGATTGAACTAACCGATGGACTTCATCTTCTTCCTCTTTAGTCATAAATTCTTCTCCTTTTTGTTTTTTGTGTTTATTATTTATTCTTAGTTCCTCATTCTTAATAATAAGGAACGTGCTGCAAAAATAAACAAGTCTGCACAAAAACATTCATTTTGCACAACTTTTTAGAGTTAAACTTTGCAAAAATACCAATCTGTAAGATTTGCCATTCAAAAATGGGGGGTAAATTACAGATTGTAAGTAAAAAGGATGGGCGACCGAAACAATCAGCCGCCCATATAAAGAACATCCTTATCCTGTTAAATATTACTTGCAGATGCAAGCGAGCATCTCCATATCGTCAAAGCCCTTCTCGCAAGCCTTGATAGCCTTAAGCAGCTCGGCTTCCTCGACCTCGGTGATTTCCACCTCGACCTCCTTGTCGGCGAGTTCGTTGAAGTATTCCATGGTCTTCTTGCCGAAGCCAGCGAAGTAGGCGTTCACCTCTTGCAAGAGGTCTGTGTCCTCCTTGGTGTAGGTGTAGCCCTCCTCCTTCATCTTGCGCTCGTTCTCCTGTGCGGTTTTGAGCTTGCCTTGCATTTCCTCGAACTTGTCATCCTTCAAGGACTCCTGCGCCTCCTCTTTGTCCTTGTCGAAGGTGTCGGCGATAGAACGGAGAGCCTTCATGTTCTTCCATACCGCCAGCATAGTTTCCTCACTCAAAGAGCTTGTCTTGAAGCCCTTCAATGTCTTGTAGGCGTTAACCGCCTCGATTGTCTTAATCTTCTTCATAATTGTTTCTTTATTTTTATGTTATAAATATTCTTCGCCAATTAACTTGCTATACAGAATACCTTTCTATTTCCGTTGCAAAGATAAGAAATATATCCCAAACTGGCAAGAAAATCAAATATTATTTTTAATCAATAATTCCTTGGCTAAATACCATTTGCTTAGTAGTCAAAACATAGTCCACATACAGCCATAATGCGTAAGTTTTTCCACTCTGCATTTTGTTCTTGAAAAGAACGGTTTTACTATCACCGCCAGCCAGTGTTGTATTACTCATAAGAATAGATTCGCCAACCTGCATACTACTATTTTCCTTGCTCGAAGAAAAACGTAGTTGCAATGAAACAACATGAGACACGCGATCAACATTCTCAATCGTTGCACTTCCAAGACCACTTTGTCTTAGTATAACCTTGCTAGCATTAATCTCTGTTCTGGTTTTCACCACAAGAGTGATTGGCTGTAATACTGGTATAGGGATATACGAACCCGCTTGTAACTGAGGGAAATCACTGCTTGTATAATCCACGCTGCTCATAAACGGATAGACTGTGTATGTGCCTGCGTTGACCTTTGTAAACTTAACGGTGTTTGTATCTGATGTTCTCATATACTGTAGCTTGTTGCCATTGTTGTTATAGAGCAACACACCAAAGTGATAGGTTATGTTACCATCATTTAACAAGTCTTTCATGCTTATCCAGTCAGAATCGACACTTTGCAGATTATATGCTGCGCTAATACTTACGGCATCTTCCGCTGATGGACTTGTCGTGCCAATTCCTAGGTATTCACTTCTTGCGTTATGATTATACCCGCGAAAATCTCCTAGTCTGTAAGGTGCAGATGCCGTCCTATGGGTGAAGCCGTTGTCCGCTTGCGAATAATAGCCCTTTATATCATAGATATTTGTTGCTTTAGGATAATTGATGTTGCAGTCATTCCTCTTACCCTTCCACCCAGTATTGATATCAAGGAAAGCGTTGTCTGAGTCAACGGGCTTATACTTCGCCCACATGTTGATGCCTTCGTAAGTGCAAAGGGATGCTAGGTCGTTGCTACCATAGCCAAGAAGACTTTTAACATCGTCTATACTAACTGGAGCAGTTATCTTTCCATTACTTACACTCATAATTACCTCCTTCTTTATAACAAGTTATTCCACCAGCAACAGTTAAACTACCATTAATAAGAAGATAACCATCTATAGAAACATCACCTTTAATTTCTCCATTAGTTAAATATCGAACTGTCTCTACTTCCTTGATAACTTCTTTAGTAACAACTCGCTCTACTGTTACATTGAATACTTTCGCAAGCCATAAGATAAATCGTTTCATACGCTTAATCTTTAGAACTTAAAACACTAGGCAAGGCAGCTCTATAAGAGCCACCCTGCGTTAATACTCACGATACTTACTCTGCTGCCTCGCTAGCCATATTGGTAGCGATAGCGGAATCAACCTCCGCTATCAATGTTGACACCTCACTGAGCTTGCTCTGAGGGATGCCGCTGATGTTGTAGGTCAGCTCGCTGCCGTTGGAGCTTGCGTTGGCATTGCCGAGATAGTTACCATTTGCATCACCATAGATACTCATATTGATGCTGTCGATGTTGCCACCCGTCTTGTCAACATTGTAGGTGATTTCTACTCGATAGCCGCCCTTGGTGTAAGTGGCGGTTGTCTGTTCACTCTTCTTGTTAATCTTTAAATTCTCCATTTTCTTAACTAATTTAATAAATTAATATTCTTGTTATCTAATCTCTTCTTGTTATTGCCGTCCTGCTTTCCGCTCAATCGCTGAACCTCGGATTCGAGGAAGACCACCCGAGCCTTCAACCTGCTCACCTCATCGTCAACTTGCTCGATAGCACCAAAGGCAACGGCAATCAGCTTTGGAGACCAATAGTTGATTTTGAGGAAGCCCTTGTCGTCTTTCTCCACAAGGTCTTGCATGAAGGTGTTGTGAAGAACCCTTTGGGCAATCCAACCGATGCTATCCTTGTTGTCGGCATTGTATCGGAATGCAACCGTGCCACCCATCGCCTTGATGATAGCCAAGCTGTCAACGCCGTGTATGTCATGCTTCAAGCGTTCATCGGAACTCTTGTAAGCCGTAACACCGCCAGTGGCATAGAAATTACCATCCAAACTCAGCACAGGATTGCCATTGTTGTAATTAAGCCACATGGACTTCATTCCGCTATCGTTGCCAACTCGAAAGTTAAGGTTATAGCCTTCAAGTACCACATTCTTGTTGTTGGAGAAGTTTCCGTAGCCTATGGTGAGAATGCCATTATCATCCTGCGATATGTTCATCACATTCAGATACTTTGATGCTTCGCTATTCTTCCATAGCATTCTATATACACCTGTGTGACAAATGTCGCCGCCAGCGTACAATGTTGGAGTATAGACGGAGCTTATTCCTTGCTTAAGGTTAATGACACCCCCACTTTGGGCACTGTTCGCCTTGAATATGCTTCCATCGGCAATGCCGAGGTAAACGGTCTTGCTGCTATGGTCGTACTTAAGACCCGCCCACTGGTTGTAGTCCCATGCATCATTTCCGAATCGGAGGGCTGTGTTGCCTTGCAAGATAACTTCACCATCGAGGGATGAGATATACGTGCTTCCCATCTTCAAGCCTTTGTGCGAGCCGTCAACGAGGCTAAGTAAATTCTTAATAGTCGCCGTTCCGTTGATTGTCGTGTCCTTGAAATGCGCAGCTCCGCTCGTTCGCAAGCTCCAGTTGCCATCTCCGATGGAGGACTGGCTACAGATGTCTTGAACACCTATCCAGTTGGAGTTGTCCGAGTTTCCGATGTAAAGGTTGCCCGAACCGTGCTTTATCCTTGCCCCTGCGTCCAAGGTCATGTCGCCGACACCTGTCATGCTTCCACTTATGTTAGCCGTTCCATTAAAACTTTGTCCCCAAAGCGTTCTTGTGGTTTGGAGTTTCGTGGCACTGGCAACATTGTCCGATGTAAGTGCCAAAGTTCCTGTCGCCGTAGGGAGCGTTACCACATTACTATGGTTTCCATCGGTCTGCAACCTAACAGAGTAATCACTACCTGTGGTGTTGTCGTGGTGGAAATCAATGTAATGTCCAAGTCCTATCACGCCATCAGTTCCAATTACAGGAATCTTGCCATACGGCTTGCTACTTCCTGACTGAGCATGATAGCCGTCCACGGTGTCACAATTCGTGGCATAGGCAGCTGTCAACGTCTTATTCGTGCCGCCAATGGTAATGGAAATGTTATTCCCACTATTAGACAGATTGGTAAACAAGCCAGAGGCATGAACCCCATCCAACTTATCCGCATTGGAGATTGTCTTGCTGTTAATGTAACCCCATATTGCCGATGCTGGTCTTCTATGTATCCTATTCTTGGCGTTGCTGTCGTTGAATCCATTGTCGCTCGCCCAGGAAGTAAGAATCTCCGTCTTGTCGGTCAAGTTCGCTGTGGCTGTTGATATGGAAGCAATCAAGTCCGTGTCCGCGACGGTCACATCAGCCGAACCATTGAATGACTTGCCGAAGACCGAAAGGGAGTGGTTCACCTTGGTTGCTGTTGCGGCGTTACCTGTGATGCTTGCGCTAGCTGTAATGAATCCAGCCCCATTCGTCAGTTGGTTCGTGTTGTTAGGGATGGATATGCTCTTTGCTGCACTACCATCATAGCTTCCGCTTGAATATCCGCTCCAAGAAAGAGCACTTGGATTTTTCATCGTGCTAGGTCTTCCGCTTACGTTCGTCCAAGCAACAGAACCCGCCGATGCAGCGTAATTTACCGACTGTGACCCGATGTTTGATGAGTCGATGATGGTCTTCCAATCTTTCCACGAACCCTCAATTTTCTGACGGAAGTACATGTGACCATTAGTAGCGTATTCATTGGCAAGCAAGAAACCATAGTTTGCATCTCCAGTTCCCCAGTTCATTACCTGTATCCAAGAGCTATCATTCGGCCTGTTAGTTACGCCGTACATCTCATAGATATGTGCAGCACCATTCGTAGCGAAGCTATTCAAATCTGACACGATGTTGTTGCGGCTATGATACATATACTTTGCATCCGCAGTCGCCGTTTTCATGTAACCAGCAAGGCTTTGGTGAGCCGTTAGGAACGTGCTCCCCTTGACCACGCTGATAGTAGTGCCATTTTTTGTAACAGACGTAACCGCATTACCACCGCCCGATACGGATATTGATGTAGCACTGCCACCTTCCAGTGACGTGATTCTAGTAGAGAGCTGCTTGATAGAGTAGGCAGATGCTATCTCACTCAGAGATTCAGACGCAAGCTTCAAGGCATCTGCATAGCTCTTTACACTACCGCTCAATCCACCGCCACTTCCTGCGGAGCTAGTTCCGTATGCGCTTATTCCACCTGTGGCATAGAGATTTCCGTTAACCTTCAAGTCACCGTTGGAGTCCTTCTCCAAGATGATGCCGTTGATGTTGACCTTGGTTGTGGTGTAGATTTCTCCCAACACATGCAGCTTATGAGATGGGGCAGTTGTTCCGATGCCGACGTTACCATTCACGCTAAGTCTGTTGGAGAGGTATACATCCTTGCTACCAAAGTTGCGAATCCAAGTGTTGTCGCTCATGTACCAACCGCCGCCGTGGTCTTCACTATACCAACCAGTGCTTCCCTTGCTTCTGAACCAGTTGTTTGTGAAGATAGTTCCTGCTGGTGCTGCGGAAGTATTGATATTGCCCACACCTGTCATGTTGCCGCTCACGTTTGCTGTTCCGTTGAAGGACTGTCCCCATAGCGAGCGAGCCGTTACAAGTTGGTCTGCTTGCTTCACGATGCCAATTCTCGTAGCACCATCAAGCAAGGTATAAGGACTATCCCCTGTGGTTGCTGGCAAGCTTTGAGCCGCAGAGAACGATGTATTTGTCACCAAAGTTCCTTGGCTTGTGAAATCGGCAGACGTGCGTCCTGTCTTCTTGATGATTGTGTAAGACAGACTTCCATATTGAACTTGGCAATTTCCCCAAAGTTGAACATTGCCAGTTGCATTGTTGTAGTACACACGCAACCTTGAAGACATGTTTCCAACCAACTCACGCAAGGATATGCTAAATTTGTATGCCCCAGAGTCCTTCGCTCCATTCTGACGGATTCTCAACACGACAACCGAATAGGTATCGTTATATCCGTTGGAGAAGAGGAACGTGAAATTTCTATCATCATATTGGTTGCCTGTGACGGTAATGTCAAACAACTTCGCCCAATAGTGGGAAAGGCTTGCGGTGTTGCTGTTTACCGCTCCCGACCATACGATGTTGTCTTTGTGCCAACCATCGAGCAAATCCGCATTGAGGTTTGTCCATTGTGCGGTAGTCGAAGCTATGTGATTCGAGCCGTTGTAACCGAATTGCATACCTCCCTTGCCGAACTTCACCATTCCTGCGTTGTTGTTGCCAACGCCCATCAAGCCGATAGTGTTGCCAAAGTTACAATCACCAATGTAGCAATCATCGCCTATGAGCAATCCATTGTAAGCACCATTCAATGCGCTTGCCACAATCTTAAGCTGACCTGTGAGCGTTCCACCTGTCAAAGGCAAGTACTTTGCGGCGATGGCATCCACCTGTGACTTCGTATAAGCATCAGTAATGCCATACCCACTTATCGTTGTCGGCTTGCTTGTGAGTTCTGAGAAGGCAAGGCTGTTCTTGATTGCAAACGAGCCGAAAGCACCCTTGTTGCAATAGGCGAGGTTTGAACTTGTGCCACTATATGCTCCGTTCCAGTAAGCTATGAAGCTCATGTCAGGAATGATGTTGCCATCGATCGATGCGTTAGTCCATCCCGAAGTGCCCACCGCAGAAAGGCTCTTCTTCGTGTAGCTCTTGGTGTAGGTGATGGCTGTTCCACTGGTGGATATGCCAGTCACGAACACATTGCTTCCACTTGGATGAGTAACCGAGCGCAAGCCATCCGTAATGCCAAATCCCGACAAAGTGGTTGGCTTGTTGGTGATATAGCTCCACGCAAGGTTTCCTTGGAACGCCGTGAGAGCCTTGATGTGTGGAGCAATAAAGTAGGCATCGCCTTGGTTCGTCACGAACGAAAGGCTTACTCCTGCTCCTATAGTGTCATGGTCAGTATAAACCAATGCAGCCGATTGAACGCCACTTGCATCAGGGTTCTCGTTAGTTGAGAAAACCAATTGCGGACCGCCATCGCCATAGGACAGCTTTCTAGCCGACTTGATGTAGTTTGCATCGTTGCCATAGGTATTTCCATAAATCACCAAGCGATTCTGCTCAGCCTTGTAGCTTGTGTTGACGGTGACGGTAGCCTTTGACAACTTCAAGATGTTGTCTATCTTGGTGATTCCTGTCAAGGCTTGCTCGGCACTGCTGCCCTGCACCTGTGTCGTTCCCACATAATGAGTATGGTTAGACAAGCTGAATGTGCTTCCCTTTGTCAAAGTCAAGGTATGCCCACTTACAGATGCAGCCGTAACCGCATTGCCCGAGCCTGTTACGCTAACGGCGTTCACACCGTCCGTGATACCATATCCACTGAGACTTGTAGGCTTAGAGGTCAAACTTGCAAAAGTATGTGTATGCCCATTGAGCGAGAATGTAGAGCCTTTTGTGAAGGTTATCTTTGTTCCACTCTTCGACACGCTAGTTACGGCATTGCCTGAGCCTGTGGTTTCAATGCTTGTTGCGCTACCACCCTCCAAGCTGGAGATACGAGAATCAAGAGCCTTGATGGAGTAGGCAGAGGCAATCTCACTCAGCGATTCTGATGCAAGCTTCAAGGCATCTGCATAGCTCTTTACACTACCATTCAACCCACCACCACCTGACGAGCCACTACCTTCACCATAGGCGGTAATGCCACCAGTAGCATAGAAGTTTGCCACCTCGTTAGTCGTAGTGTTCGTAATCTTCAACGCCTTGTTGGTTGCATCATACTCCAACTTGATGTTACCGATAGAGATATACTTTCCACTAGGCACGATGATGCTTCCATTGATGTCAGCAGTACCATTGAACGAATTACCCCAAAGCTTGCGTGCAGTCTGTAGCTTCGTAGCAGAAGCAGCAACGTTATCGGTAACAGGACTAACTTTATCTGGTAAACTTGTAAGTTTTGTGCCTTTATGTTCAAAGACAAGAGTACCATTAGTACCTTTTAATGTTATTCCATAAGAACCTGAGTCCCAAGCTGCTGATTCATAATACACATCATAATAATTATAGTTAGATGATTGTACTGTAGGTAAAAACCAAAGATTACAAGTTCTACCACTTACAACTTTCTTTACTATTGAAATTGAACTTCCTCCATTATTATAAGGATGTTCCGCTGTAGAAATTCTAATTTCTATTTTAGCACTATGATAACGTGTTCTAATATCTATTTCGCAATCAAGAGTACTATAACCATTTGAATTTGCTATTCTAAACAAATGAATATAATTATAAGGTGCAGTTCCTGATGTGAGAAATGTATGTCTACCTACTATTCTAGTAAAAGCAGATGCATGTTCACCATCTACAGTATCAGCGTTTCCAGCACTTGTGGCATAAGCACAGCTACCACTTGAGGTGATATAGCCCTTGCTGTTAACCCACGATTGAGTAGCATATCCCGCTAAACTTTGATGGCTGGTGAGATAAGTTCCTAAATCTACAGCAGTTCCACCAGTAGCTGCAATAGTTTTAGTAACACCGTTAATCTTAACACTATGTGTATGAGTAGTAGCAGACTTACCATTAAGAAGAGAATCTACACTACTCTTGGTGTAATAATTACTTAAACTCTGATGCGAGGTGAGATATGTAGCACCCTTCGTGAAGGTGATGGTCTTGCCGCTCTTTGTAACGGCAGTAACGGCATTTCCACTTCCGCTAACTGCTATCGCATTCACGTAACCATCGAGAGACTGATGAGCCGTGAGGAACGTACCCTTCGTGAAAGTAATCACACCAGTGCTTGCATCATAGGTTGCACCAGTGAGGGCATTGCCGCCAGTTGGCACAGACACGCTGATACTAGGAATAGCATTTGCTACATTCTGAATCTCCGAATAGAGCTTTGCTACTGAGTATGCAGAAGCAATCTCTGAAAGGTTTTCCGTAGTAAGCCTGATAGCATCAGCATAAGCCTTTACAGAGCCGTTGAGACCACCGCCACTGGATGATGATGCTCCAACACCATAAGCGGACACACCACCACTTGTGTAGAGGTTAGCCACCTCTTCGGTCGTAGTATTCGTAATCTTCAGCGCCTTATTAGCTGCATCATACTCCAACTTGATGTTACCGATGGAGATATACTTTCCACTAGGCACGATGATGCTTCCATTGATGTCAGCAGTGCCATTGAACGAATTTCCCCACAATTTGCGAGCATTAGTAAGCTGGAGAGCCTTCTTCGCTGAACCGTTTGTGAAGTAACCTTGCAAGGTGGCGATACTCCCTTTGTTTGCGGATATGCCCGAAGCATTTACCCCTTCTGCCTTTTTCGCTCTTGCTACCTCGTCAGATATAGACTTATTGATTCCATCAACAATACCGCTAAGAGTGTCAGTCTGCGCAATATTGGCGAGGAAGCTCACCACCTCGTTCCACTTATTGATAATTCCGTCCGCAGTCTCCTCGTCAGTAGTCATAAGGGCGTACCAGTCATAGGCACTATTCCAATGACTTACCTTAGTGGATGAAATGCCGTCCAGTACAGACTTATTGCTATGAGTATGCTTTGCTGATACCGCACCATCCCAAGCTGTCTGCTTTGCAGTAGTAGGAATGGAGTAACCAGAAGCAAGGGCAATGGCAATAGTTCCATTGGTAGTGATAGGCGAGCCGCTGACCGAAAGCCCAGTTGGGACAGAGATTGCAACCGATGTGACCGTACCTGTGTTCTTAGTATATCCGCTATCATTGCTGAGTTCGGACAACTTGGTAGGAACGGTTACGTTTATGGTTTTCGCAGCAGAGTTTGGGGTGTAAGTGCCTAGGCTTGTACCATTCTTCTGAATAGTCAAGCCGTAGATGGTCTGATGCGAAGTAAGATAGCTACCCTTTGGCTGATAGGTAGCCTTGGCAGCTGCTATCGTAAGATAGTCGGAGAACACGCCTGTCCCGAATGCGTTTATCTTGTCGTTGAGCTGCTTGATGCTCCAAGCAGTAGCAAGGAATGAAACTTCCGTCTTGCTGCTGTCTCCGTTGTCGGCGGAAGTCATGGCTGTAGCCTTTTCGAAGCCAAGGACTGAGCCGTTCAATCCGCTTCCTGTGCCACCGCTGACGGAAGAAGCACCGAAAGCCGTGATGCCGCCTGTCGCATAGAAGTTGGCGGCGGTCTTTCCGTCCGTCTTCTGAACGTAGAGATTGCCGCTTCCATCATTGATGATGTAGATGTCGCCAATGGCGACCTTGCTCTTGAAGGTAGCGATGCCGTTGACGGTAAGCGCACCTGTTATCGTTCCTCCTGCAAGAGGGAGATACTTAGCAATGGTCGAGTCCACTTGCGCCTTGGTATAAGCGTCCGTGATGCCATATCCTGCTATTGTAGTAGGCTTTGAGGTCAAGCTAGCGAAGGTATGGGTGTGACCGCTGAGGGAGAATGTGCTTCCCTTTGTCAAAGTCAAGGTGTGACCGTCTATGCTTGCGCTAGTAACGGCGTTCCCTGATCCACTAAGCGTAACCGTATTGACTCCATCGGTGACTCCATAGCCAGCAAGTGTTGTTGGCTTTCCCGTAATCTCGCTGAATGCGTGGGTGTGTCCCAACTTGCTATAGGTCTTCTCCGCATCGGCAGACTTCAAGTAAGCAGCCAAGGACTGATGAGAAGTAAGGTAAGTTCCCAAGTCAACGGCTGTTCCACCTGTGGCTGCGATGGTCTTAGTGACACCATTAATCTTCACGCTGTGCGTATGTGTCTTGTCACTCTTTCCGCTGATGTCTTGATGGGATGTCAAGAAAGTAGCTCCCTTTGTAAATGTCAGTTTAGTACCACTTTTCGACACACCTGTCACCGCATTGCCACTTCCTGTAACCTCTATGCTTGTCGCACTTCCTCCTTCCAAGGTGTTTATGCGACCTATGGCATCATTGATGCTGCTGTAGAGTGCAGCAACAGAGTAAGCACTAGCAACCTCGCTAAGACTTTCGCTTTTAAGGCTCTTGGCATCATTGTATGATTTCACCGTGCCATTCAATCCACCGCCTCCAGTACTACCGCTAGATGTAGTTCCGACACCATAAGCAGATACACCACCACTAGTATAAAGATTTGCAACTTCGTTGGTCGAGGTGTTCGTTATTTTCAACGCTTTGTTAGTTGCATCATACTCCAACTTTATGTTGCCAATAGTGATGTACTTTCCACTAGGCACAACGATGCTACCGCTTATGTCGGCTGTTCCGTCAAAGCTGTTACCCCAAAGTTTACGTGCGTTGGTCAGCTTGATGGCGGACTTCGCCGAGCCATTCGTGAAGTAGCCTTGCAAGGTTGTTATGTTCGCCTTGTTTGTGGCAATGTTTGTAGCATTTGCACCCTCCGCCTTCTTTGCCCTGTTAGTTTCGTCCGTGATAGACTTGTTGATACCACTAAGTATGCTATCCAATGAATCTGTCTGCGCAATGCCAGCAAGGAAATCCACAACCTCATTCCACTTGTTGATAACACCATCAGCAGTTTCCTCATCGGTAGTCATTAGCTTGTACCAATTGTAAGCAGAATCCCATTGCCCTTGCTTTGATGTCGTAGGGATGGAATAACCCGAAGTCAAGCTTATGGCGAAAGTTCCACTTGTTGTGATTTCCTTTGTCGTACCAAGAGACAATCCAGTTGGCAAAGTTAGCTTAACCGATGTTACCGTTCCCTTGTTTGTGGTGTAGCCGCTATCATTCGTAAGTTGAGAAACCTTGGTGATACGGTCTGTAATATCCACCCACTTGTGCGTGTGTGCGCTAGGAGTGAAAGTAGAAGGCTTTCCTGTGATGTTTGCCCAATCCAAGCTAAGACCACCAAGTTCAGAACTGATGTTGTCGATTCGATTGCTGAGAGCCTTGATGGCATAAGCGTTAGGAATGCTTGCCAAGTCATTGTCTGTATACGTGCCTTTGATGATGTCTGTGTAGCTCTTCACGCTTGCGACCAAGCCACCGCCACCACCATTGTTAGTACCATCGCCGTATGCGCTCATTCCACCTGTGGAATACACATTGCCGTCAATCTTCAAAGCACCATTTACCACACTGAGGGTAATACTACCTAATTTAAGCTTTCCCTCTACCAACAAATCATTGCTTACGCTGAGTGTCGTAAAAGGAGCTTGCGGAGTCAAAGCCACAAGGTCTTTTATGTTAGTGCCATTGCTACCGCTCTTCCATGTAGGCTCAAAGAATGCAAGGTATGCGCCAAGATTCTTCTCGCTGATGATAAATGATGTAGGGTCAGCGTGAACCTTTCCGTCCACGTCCCACCAGATTGCACCATTTGCGAGATAGCCCGAACCGTCAAAGCGAACGAGGGAAGTAGCAGGAGTAAGGCTTCCGCTATTGTAGTCCTTATCCACCATCTGACCACCCCACCAAGTTGCGATGCTCTTCTTTCCTCTGTTCGTGTCTATCGCTCCGTTGATACCACTCTGAACGTTTCCGTCTGCGTCTCTCAAAGCAAGGAGTGTTGTCATTACAAGACCGCCATCAATATCTGTTGTCTGACCGAGTGCGTCCTTGATATACTTGTAGCCTGCAAGGTCGGTAATATTCTGCTTCAAGTCGCCATATATCTTGCTAGTGATATAGGCGTTTGCCAAACCCAATTTGTCATAAAATGCGCTGTATGCTGACTGGAAGTTGGTGAACTTCGTTCCTACGGCTGAAACGATGGTAGCCTTGCCGTTGGTATCAGTCTCATTGTATCTTTTAGATATATCTGAAAGATACTTAACGAGTTCCGTCTTGGCAGTCGTGAGGGTAGCAAAAGCGGTGTTGAGGTCGGTGAGTTCATTGGTGTTCGTCAGCACCTCTGCTTCCTTCACCTCATTGTACGACTTCTGTGCTGCCGCAAAAGCATCTTCAAGTCGCTTGGAATCCTGCGCCATAGCCGCAATCTCAGAAGGCTCTAGATAGCCATCCGTAACATAATTATCGAATGCCTTCTTGTTGCTTGTAACGGTCTTGCCGAGATTCGTAACATTCGTCTGTGCGGTATCTGCCGCCTTCTTCGCCTCTTCCGCTGCCTTCTTTGCTGCGTTCGCTACAGTATCGTCTGTGTACTTCACTTTCTTAGTCCAATCGGCTGCGCTGAATGAAGCATTGCTCTTGGTTGCCACGACAAGCTCGCCCTTGGAATATGCAACACCACCGAGGGTATATGCTGCTTCCAAAATCCAGAGGTCACGTTCCTCATAGGATGCAGGCTTGCTTACATAGATACTGGATTTGCCATCTATCTTGTCGAAAACCTCGGTAGGCACATCCTGCTTATCCCATTTCGCACCATTCCAGAAGAAAGTTTGGTTGTTACTTGTGTTATACCACAGGTCGCCTTTGTGCTCCTTCTTGGCATCATCGGTAGTCCAAGATGTACTCGGGTCGGTTGCCTGATACCAAGTCTCAGCCTTCTTGTCGAGCTGGTCTCGTATTCCCTTCAGGCTCTCCTCTATGGTCTTGGCGAATGCGTTGAGGTCGGAATCATTAGCCTTTACCCATTCTGATGAGGTAAAGCTGCCAGTGACTCTACTCTTAACGCACACCATCAAAGTCTTGCCATCATCTCCGCCGCTAGCCCACAGGTCGCCCTCGTCATAAGGAACAGTAGGCTGAGAGGTGAAAACGGTACGCTTTCCATCTGCCGTGTCCTGCGCCTTGCTTGCTGCGGTCATAGCAGTGTTGATGTCGTTATCCTTGATTCTCGCCCATGCCGTACCCGTCCAACGGTATGTGTAGCCATTAGACGTATTGTAGAACAGGTCGCCAGCGTGCTGCGACTTCAATGTATCGGTAGTCCAGTCAGAAGCAGGCTTATTCTGAGTAGTAGGAGCATAGTTGTAGAACCAGGTCTCTACTTTCTCATCAAGCTGCTCCTTGTAGCTAGCCATATCGTTTTTGTACTCTTCCTTGAAGGTATTGAGGGCAGAATCATCGGTGTACTTGGAAGCCTTAGTCCAGTCAGCGATGGCAAATGACGAACCTTTTGCCTTGGCAGTCTGGCAGCGCAGGATTTCATTCTTGTAGATGCTGCCATCTGTAGGATAGGTAGCGTTTACCCAAATGTCGCCCAACTGATAAGGCGGAATAGGCTGTGTACTGAACACCTTCATTTTGCCGTCTGCCGTTTCCTGTGCCTTGCTGGCATCGGATAGAGCTTTGGCGATGTCGGTATCTGTAATGATAGTCCACTTATAGGTGTTGCCATCCTTGGCAAAGCGGTATGCCTTGCCCGTCTTGTTATCATAATAAAGGTCGCCCAAATGGGTATCTTTTTCCTTGTCTGTCGTCCAACTGCTGGCTGGGGCATTCTTCAAAGTAGGCACACCATCGTAAAACCACGTCTCGATAGCTCCGTCAACCTGATTCTGAAGGTCAGCTATCACCTGCGAGTTCTTGACGAGATTGTTCACCTGCTCCTCGGTCAAGCCCTTTGCTGAGTTCTCCTTGATGTACTGAGACAATTCCTTGCCATCTACAGTGGATTTGGCAGAAATCTTGCCTTTAACAGATACCTGCTTGGTTGCGCTGTCATACTTGATGTAGCTACTACCCTCATAGCCATTCTCCTTGGTAGGTCGGTCGCCTACATACATATCACCATAGACGTTAAAGAAAGCCTTATTGGTCTGCTTGTTTACGCCATATTGCACATACTCCCTATTGGCAAAGGAGTAGCTATTTATGCCGTGGTAGAGGCTGATGGATGGCGAATAGGTATCTACAGCCGAGAAGATAAGGCAGTTCTGACGTTCTACATCGGTTCTATTACCGCACTGCGACAACACATCACCTTTGGCAGGAACATCGCTTGCCGTAGCGCAATCGGTATCGGAGAGGTCGATGTAGTGATACTTCTTTCCTTCCAGTCCCACTGGGTCTTCGTCACGACCGATTACCAATCGCCAGTAAAAGTGATTACCCACCTTATGATAAGTGCCCTTGCGAACGTTGAATGACTCTGAACGCACCTGGTCGCCAATAGCGAAATCATTATCCACGGCATCGCCTTCCTGCTCTGCTAAGAAATAGCAACGATAAGCCTTCTGTGACAAATTATTATATGTCACAGTAACCTCTTCTACCTTGTGAGCCACCACACCGCCAGCAGGAGAGATAATCTCCTTACCGCCGATTGTAGATGTCTTCTTGACGACAAGCTCCTCGAAGATAGCCTTCATTCTCACCTCCAGGTAATCGGTGATGAGATGCGAGCGACCTTCTGTATCGGGAGTCCACGAACCGCCGTTCTCGGAATTGAAGTTACCGACAAGCAAACCACTTAGAAGCTTCTGCACCTTTTCCCAGATGATAGTACCCTTGGCGGTGTCGTCAAACTGCTTAGACAGAAAGTTATCACTTCCGTACTTCGCAATGATGTTTCTTAGCTGAGAAACGGAATATCCACCTCCATTACCGCTACTTCCTCCGCTTGCAATGATTGTCTGTACATCTTCTTTAAGCTGGGTGATAGTACCCTTAATCACTTGATTACCTAATGTAATCGTTTGTATGAAACCAAAATCAATATTGGTCGATAATTTCAATACTCTTGTTGCAAGTTCATATCCGTGTCCGTCCTTATACGTTACGCTCTGTCCTATTTGCAGTTCAGGATTTTCCTCCAAGAATACATCTGAATATGATTTAATCTCATAGTTATTCAAATCTGATAGTAATCGCACAATTCCCTCTTTTGCCTTTTCCAATAATCTATTTTGAGCATCCTCATAATAGATAGAATCGGACATAGCAATATTGTAGAGAACGGTAATATTGCACTTTAAAGAAGGCATACTTTCTCCACGAGGAATGAGCATATCAGCAGCATTTGTAGGTATGATAACTTCATTATCTTCTTGATAGATAATTTCGTAATCACCAGCCAATACGGAGAAATTACTATCACTAACATCGTCTGACGTGTGCGAAGATGATGCCTCTTTATGATAAGTAAGCTCAAATCCTACATATTCGCCATTAGAGCCACGTCCTGCAAGGGGAGTAGAAAGCGCACCCGTATTAAAATTAGCTTCGAACGAGCAGCCGATATTCTTTCCATTGATAAGTAAATTATCGGTAATCTGAAAGTCGTACCAGTAATGAGTAACGCCATCATCAACTGTTGTATTGATAATCGTCTTTCCTTCTACTTTTTCTGTTGTAGGATAAGCCAACCTCATATACCATACAGTGAAGGTCTTATATTCCTTAATAGACCCATCAGCATTATATGAGATAGGAATTTTCTCATTATTCTCATCAAGCACATACTTAACTCTCCCACGCACATTATATACATAGGTATTGAGCGAAGGGAAAATTTGAGAAAAATCAAGTACCTTCGTAAAGAGAGGTTCATTTATTTTATCCACTCTTAGGTCAAGTGTAGAATACTTATCAATAGAGTAGGAGCGTTCCTTTCCGTCTATTGATATTGTACCATTGCCCTCATCTAATTGCAGACGAATATCACCAGATGATACATTCTCACCTTTGCTATTTACTTGTGTAATATTTCTTGTACCACCGAAGATAGAAAAAGCGTTATAATAACTTTCCTTACTATTGTTAATATTTGGTACACCTACATTCTTTCCAACTTCCAAAACAACAGGAGTTGCGCCGACCAAGACTTTACCAATATAGATAAATTCATCATCATAGTCAATATGCCATTCGCAGTTATCTCCGATAGCATTTGTAATCGCTGTAAGTGCAGAAATAAAATCGTTATCGCTGAATGATACATTGACAGTATTTGCCGTTACATTTGAAAAGATAACTTTCCATCCGCATTCGCCAAACATCAAATCCTTATTAAGGAAATCTGCAATCTTACCACTGAGAGCGGAAGTTGTGCCAACGAAAGACCATACATTTTGTTTTACCTCTACATTCTGTGAATTACGGGTATAGATAAAAAATGGGGTCTTAGACAGAATCATCTTTGGGTGCTGAAACTGAGGAGTGTACTTCCAAGAGCATTCATCTGTTTGAATAGGCTCGTATGATTCTAAGAGAAGGAACTTCCTTGTCACTTCTCTTACTTTGTCTATCTTATATGTATAATTAATATACGCACCAACGGGCAGAATAACTTTCTCAGCAGCGGAGAAAGACAGAGTAATGTAATCAGACTTAGACATTTCCTGTTCTCTCTTCGCCGCTGATGTTACTTCTGCTTGCATCAGCAATTTATCGTTTATATTATATATCTTAATCATAACTTAATTCTATCATTCGGGTTGTACTCCGTTAATTTGAGTACAAATTTACCTCTTTTTAGACCATAATCACCAAACTGCGAGCATTGCGTGTAAACAAGTTTAAAAACCCTCTTTAAGCGAGGAACTTTTAAGCAAAACTCACCCGAATAAGCTATCTTATTAAGAAAAGCTTCATATTTCAGTAAGTAATCTTCTTCCGAACCGCCTTCAAGAAAGAAAGAGATACTTACGTCACGCTTATCTTTCTTGGCATACTTCGATGTGGCGATAACCGATTGTCCATGCTCTAATCGGCTATTGTTCGTCACATAGCTTTTTACTGGTGCTGGGGTCAGCAAGGCTTCTCGCCAACCCCTTACCAATGTAATACCGAAAGTATCAAGGTCAACGTAAGCAGAATCCGCTTCATCGACCAATTTAATAAAAGCATCATTCTTCATAACTTAATACTTATCCTTCATTAATTTATACATACTTGCGATGTCCTCACGTATCAATATAATAGGTGCAGTATTCTTATTAATTGCTTCCAATTGCTCCAACCCCTGATACTGAATATCTCGCATTTCTGAGATATTGTTATATGTCTGTTCGGCATAGATGCGCAAAAAAGAAATATCAACGGCGATAGCTTTACGAACCTCATTACCTTGCTCTTGGGCAATTTGCACCGCATAACCGATACCGATAAGGCTGCTTCCTTGGTCTGCGGTGATAGCCTCAATAGCCTTACCCGTTGCTGTCTGCTGAGATTGCGCTTCCTTATATCCCGTCATTGCAGCAATATTATCCCTTATCTTCAAACCTTCATCAACGATGTTATCATACTCTTTTTTAAGTATATCCAAATCGTTATTGGAGAGCTGTCCTTGCTTCATCTTATCTGCCCATTTTTCATAAAGGGCTTTAAGTCTCTTATTAGCAAGGTCATCAACAGCAAAGTTAAGCATAGACTTATTGAGCATCGTTGTGAAATCATTTGCGAAATCTTGCGCCGATTTACTCATATCCATAAGATTGCTAATAAAGTTGTCCTTTAACGAATCGAAGGTTGTCTGCGTAAGATTCTGATTGATTTTATCAGTCAGCTCTTCAAGCTTCTCGGCAAGGTCGGTATAATTCTCCCAATATTCGGTTTTATCATATTTACCTTGGTCGGTCATATTCTTCCATACATCTTGGTTGTATGTGCGAATATCCTTCATCTGCTCTGGGGTGAGCTTATAAATATCCTCCAAAGAACTTACCTTGTTTATCGTAGAATTAATATAGCCTCCTCTGACCGCTGACTGCTGTGCTAACGTGCGATTAATAGCCGCATAGTCCTGTGCTGACAGATTCCAATAATAAGCATTAGAGTGATGCGAGCCGTGGTAACCCATCTGCGATTGAAGGATTTCCATACTCTGCTTATTGATTTGCTTCTGTGCATCATAGGCTTTTTGATAATTGCTGACGGCACTCATTCCCGAAGTCTTATCAATCGAACTCTTCAACTGCTCAATAGAGTATTGCAATCGCTCGTTGGATTCTGTAAGGCGATTTGTAGTCTCCGCAACCTCCTTCGCATTACTTCCATTACCGATACCAAGAGCACTACCAAGCGATTTGATAGCCCCTACGCCGTTAATAGCTGCCCCGATATAGTTGCCCGTAGCAAAGTCTGATGCCGCTTGCGAACCCTTATTAAAGGCATCTGCACCACTTTTAAGCTTCTTCCCAAGGTCTGAATCACCGAATCCGAGAGCATCAATCAATTCGCTTGCCTCTTGTAGTTTCTTCGCAACATTACCGATGCTTTCCGCCCATTCATTTGCAATCTCATTAATTGACTTTCTTGCCTTATTTCGTGATACATTTGCATCTTCTTGTGCCTTCTTTACGTCCTTTGTTGCCTTACCGACCTTTACCTCAGAAACGGCTAACTCATCAAACAGACCTTTCAACTTAGATAGTTCTGCTTCACTGAAAAGGCTCTTATTTCCTAAGAGCTTTTCTTTATTTTGTGAAGTTATATCACCCGTTTGAACATCAACGCCCTTACTTCTGAATATATACTGGATATACTCTTTAAGGTTTTCGTTTGACCTCTGTTCTTTATCAAGTTTGCCTTGTGCAAGATTTAGCCTCTCTTGTGCGTCAGCAGCCTCTTGCAGGAGCCGATTATGTTCACGCACCTTCTCGTTAGACCATCCCCACTTATCGGTCTGCTCTGAAATTGCATCATCAATCTTACCAATCTGTTCAGATACAACCTTCATATCATCAATATCAAGAGTACCCGAACCGAGAAGGTCTTTGAGCTTTTTTCTTAGGTCTTCGAGATAAGATTTACTCAATCTTCCCATATCAGAGAAAACAGAATCCCAGTTGATAGAATCCTTGAAATCATTAAAATTGAGCTTCTTTAGCTGCTCTTCAAGGTCAGTTTTCAACTTTGCTTCCTCGAAAAGATTACCTTTTGCCTTTGCTTCTTTGATTTTCTCGTTATACTCCTCAACGATGGCGAGCTTCTGCTGTTCGAGATTGCCATACTCCTTCAGGTATTCACGATATGATTTTAATTCATCAGCATAAATCTCATTATTATATGATTCTACAGTCTTCTGTTCAATGATGGTGTACTGCTCGGTAATCTTCTTAATATTCTTTGAATCAATATGCTTCTTATCATCCCAAGTCTCAGCCTTGCCACCCTTTGCCTTGATAACAGACTGCTGTGCGTCAAATTCTGCTTTCTGTCGGTCACGCTCTGCCTTGATAGCTGCATTCTTTCGCTCTTCAATCTGCTCAATTTCTTTGGATAGCTCTCTTTTGCGCTCGGCAATGACCTTCTCTTCGCCTTCTTTCATCGCTTTAATCTTTGCATCGGTTACTTCCTGTTCCAAAGATTGCCAAGCTTTTGCTCTCTCATAAGCATTCTTATAGATAACATCATCAAGCTTCCCATCTGCTGAATTAATCTGCTTTTGCTGAGTAGCATCCTTCTTTGCATCGGTCTTACTTTTATTTGCAAGAGAACGTTTTGCTGCTTCCTCTTGTCTGATAAGCATTCTCTGTTCACTATTCTGCTGAACTTGCGTTCTCAGTACCTGCATTCTAAGTTCACGCTCTGCGGCAATATCCTTCAAAGATTGAGTATGCAATTTAGCTTGCTTCTCATGTAATTCAACGAGCTGTTGCTGCTGCTTTATCTGAAAATCGTATTTCTGCTTAACAAGAGCTTTTGCCTCTTCAATGGCAGCGATTTTCTCCTTTCCTTGCAAAGTATATATCTTATTTCTTACCTCGGCAATTTTTCCGTCAAGTTTAAGCTGTGTTTCTTTATTTTTATTGATAGCTATCTGTGTTTCCTGAATCTTACCTGCTAAGGAAGCCGCCTGCTCTGCTTTTGTCAGTATTCCATTAAATGCTGCTCCGTGTTTTTTAGATAAATCTTCATTAGTAAAAGCATCATAGATAGTCTTTGTTGCGCCTATAACACCTGATACTTGTGTTTTGAATACATCAATAACAGTTTCACCAGCACCCTTAATTCCATCCCAAGTCTTTTTAAGACCAGCAGTAAAGGTATCCCAATCCATATTTAACACACCTTTAATGGTCGTTCCGAGACCACCAATAAGGTTCACCGCAGCTTTTACGGCGGTTTTGAACGTTTTCACGAAATTGTTACCGAAGTCACGAAGAGGAGCGTTTGGCTTAGTGAAGCACTTATACAAGTATTCTCCGAAGATAATCACAATATCTGTGATAGACTTAGCAAGAGAACCAAAGTAAGCCATCAGTTTTGTATAAACCTTCTGACCCTCTGCGGATTTAGTCATCCATGTATGCACCGCCTTGAAAGCAAGAGCGATTGCAGCAATTACCGCACCCACAGGTGTTGCACACATTCCCCATAGAGCCTTTGTTACAGACTTGATGGCAGTAAGAGACCCCGTTACGGGAATACCAAGAGCCTTGAAAGCTTCGCCGACTTTACCAATCTCACCTTGTAACTTACCATTGGCAGTCATTACATTGATGATACCTTCTTTAAAATCACTTAGACCAGACTTTGCTTGTGCGAATTCCTCACTAAAACGCTGACCGATGGAAGAACCGCTTACTTTTGCTTTCAGCTCATCAATAGGTTGAGTGATTTTATCTTTTATGCTCTGTCCGAAATCGGAAATCTTCTGCCCGAAATCGGAAATCTGATTGCGAAATCTACCGATAAAAGTCTCTTCGTTCTTCTCACGGATAGCCTCTTGCAATACAGATATATTATTCTTTGTCTTTTCAATCTCAGACTGTAGTTTCTGTAAATCTTCTTTCTGCTTATCCCCAAGCGGCTTACCATCCATCTTAGAAACTTCTGCTTCCAAATCTTGCAATTTCTGCTTACTCTCATCAATCTTAGAAGTCAGTTCTGATAATGATGTGTCCTCAACATTGATTTTAACAGTTGATGTTGCATCAGACTGAACAATGGTTGAACCGCCTTGAATCTTATTCGCAGCTTCGAGAAGAGCATTGTATTGCTGAAGGTCTGAATTAAGTCGCTGCTGTTCTGTTTGCCAATCATTAATTTTTGATTGAAGGGCATCAATATTTGCCTGTGCTTTCTCAATAAGCTGATTGTAATAGTTAGCACCATTTCCCGTTTCGTTATCCGCAGCAGAAAGATTTGCAAGAGCATTCTTGTAGCTCTCAATCTTTGATTTCTGTACCTCAATCTTCTTTGTTGCCTCCTCAATATTTTTAGCAAAATCAGTCGTGCTAAGTTTGTTCTGAATATCTTCAATGGTCTTCTCGTACAACTTCATATCCGCTTTCAGCTCCTTTGCACTCTCGGATTGCATTCGTTCAATCTCGGCACGACCAGAAGCAACGGAAATATATTGCTGCAAAGCTTCTGTCAGATTTCTAGTTGCCTCTACGTTCTGATTTTCCGCTTCGGCATTCTGTGTTGCTGCCTCGGCATTAGCCACGTGTGCCGCTGCTTCTGCTGATGTAGCGGTTGCTGCCGTTGTAGCCGTAGCCCCTACAGCAATATTCGTTGCGGATTGAACGCTATTAGCACTTGTGCTTGCAACAGAGAAAGCACTTAATGCTTGATACGCACCATTTACCTGAGAGATAGAGTTTCTAACACCATCATAAGATTCAACTAGGTCTTTCACATCACCTTTCGCCAATTCCAAAGAATGCTTTTGAGCATCAATCTGCTTAGTAAGCGAACCGAATGCCTCTGAGCCTTTTTCCGTCTTAGCTAACTGCTCGTTAAGTTTACCGATAGTACCTTCAATGGTTTCTACTCGTTTATTAGCAGTATCAATCATTTCGGGTACTAACTGAATCCCCTTCGTAGCTTCATCCATAGCAGATTTGAGAACCTGCATAGCCTTGGTGGTCTTTGTCGCAAGGTCTTCATCGGATTGCGCCACATCGTTAAGTGCCTTATTCATTCTCTGAGATAAGGCTTCTGTATCAACGCCGACACGGTTCAAACCATCACAAAGCTTATCAAGTGATGCTTGAATATCGGAAATATCCATCTGTCCGCTGATTCCAAGTATTTCATCTGCTGCTGCCATATTGTTTGCTTATTTATGTGATTATTACATAAAGCCCATAAAGAAATCATTAGCAGAGATTGGCTTATCTATCTTATGATACTCTTTTTGTGGCTTTTTTTGCTGTCTGCTGCCTTTTCTCGGTTCATCCTTGGTATTTGTATTGAAGGACGGAATCGAGCGGTTAAGCAGAATAATATTAAGGTATGAGCGATTAAATACGACCTCCTCGTAACTCATACGAAAGTACTTCATTACTGCTCCGATTGTTGCCCACGGGGAGTCGTTTTCGGCTCCGTCATTATCTTCGTCTGGGTCAGGAAAGTTATAGAGGTTAAGAAAAAATTTGCATTGAAAGAACCACTTATAAACTTCACAAGCTCATTGAATGCCATAATATCAAGGTGCTTGCGTATATATCGCCCCCATACTTTGCGTGCCCACTTCTTGCGAAAGGCGCACACGATAAAAATCTCGCTCATTAAACGAGCTGTCTCAGAGTGCTCAAATAAGAGAGGGATAACATTTATCATATCGCCTTCTTTCCATGTTGGTTCTTTGATAGAGTTACCGAATACACCCATTTCATAAATCTGCATAAAGGTAAGTGGCTTCACTTTAAAGCGAAACTTACCAACCTTAATCTTTACAGATGCCTCGGAAAGTGTCTTTGCTACTTTTTCCTTATCTGATGTTTTCATATCAAAATATGTTTAATGATATAAAAAGCGGTGCGGCTTGGGAAAGTTCCCTTACCTCACCGCCTTTTGAAGTTTAATTTTAAATCATATAAAAAATAAAAGCTTTACTTACTTTTTAATAGCCGCAGCACTCATATCTTTTGTGAGGATATTGCGATGACCGCTCTTCTTGTCACCCTTTGCATCGAATACCGCCATCTGACGGAACTCAATGTTAAGATTAGGAAGTCCACTCTTACCGATAGAGCCACTGCGAGTGATTGTAAGTTTCATCTTAGACCACTGGAAGGTACGAGAAGGAATATCATCCAAATCTTTTGTCACAATCTGTACTGCCTTATAAATCTCGGTTTCTTGTGGAAGCTCATTTAACCAAGCATCCTTACCACCAGTACCCTCATCCTTTGTATAACCAAGAAGCTTCGTGAAGTTATCTTCTGAGAAATCGTATGTCTGCAAGGTGAAGCCCTTTGTTGCGGCTGATGTAGTCAGCACTGCGTAAGGGTCTTCTGAATCCTCAACCTCTACATCCGATGTCTGTGCTGCCTGGTCGTTAAAACTCAAACCACCAGAAACGATAGCCTTAATTTTGTCGCTCCATGTTGTTGGATAGCCGCCATTTTCGACACAATCGGCAAAACTAAAGCTTTCCAAGCCATATACACCATTCTTTGCCATAGTTTTATTCTTTTAAATTATTGTACGTTACATTAAATTTCATATTGACGTAATAAGTGTTATCACTATCACGAGTTGGGCGAGAGATAGAGTAGAAATCGAAGTAGCAGCCACCAAGATAAGTACCATCACCAAACAGAGAAAGAATCTTCTCTGAGTAATCAGAGAGTTTCTTTGTGTTAGGTAAGTTAGATAAGGTCTTATGGCAATGAATATTCAGATTCACTACACCTTCATTAATGGCATCACTATACACAAAGGGAAGATGATTGATGGCGATATAATCACCAATAGCCAACTTCTCGGGTATCTCATATTTAAAGATACGCCCTTTCTTTATGCCTATGCTCTCAATATTTTCATTGAGATACTTAAATAATGCCGTTACCGCTTTATCTCCGAGTATCATATCTAACTATCGCTTTTAATCATTTCAGCTACTTCTTCAAAAATCTTCTTCATTTCGTCACGAAGGAAATACTTTGTAAGGTGTAAGACGTTGTAGCCTTTATCCTCTACATATTTGCCGTAGTTCATGCCAGCCACAATAACGAGGGAGTACCCTTTGGGTGCTACTACCCCTTCTTTCTGTGCATACTCACTGAGTGCAGCACTTACGCCTTCCTGTCCTCCTTCCGCTTCTTCTGCCTTTGGAATCTTACCAACTGCCGAGGTGATGAGTTGCCCATCAAGATAGAGAGCGAAAGAAATTGAGTTCTTTAAATTTGCAGTTCGGTCTTGATAACCTTTATTATCTTTAGAATAGGTGACCGCTTCTTCGGCAAGTTGCATCAAACGCATATTAAGGTAGCTGATAATCTGCTGCCTTTTTTCGTTCAGCCTTTTCTGTAAGGCTTCACGACCTTTGATTTGTAATTCAACCTTTGCCATATTGCCGCCTATTAGAGCCAAATTCTAAGATAGCGTTTCTTTAAGGTTACGAAGCCTTTAACCTCCATTTCCTTATCAATCGTGCCATCTTTTTTGGTTATCCAAACCTTTTCGCCTTCCTTCGGTATGAGAGGGTATTTTGCTTTAGAGAGAGGAGCATAGATTTCGTGCGAATACACGTACTGCTGCCCGTCTGCCAGAGTGATAATCTTTGCCTGCGAATTAGGCAAAATAACGCACTTTCCAAAGGTTTGCCATTCTCCTTCGGGCTGTTCGATAGGATTTCCGTCCTCATCAAAGCCATCTTGTGGAGCACCTTTTACTTTAAGTATATCTTCAAAGTTCATACGCTATCTATTTGATTACCATACCTTCACACTCTGAACCCAATAATCATCAGAAGTACTATCAATAACAAGGTCAGCATCCAATCCAGCATCCTTCGCAATAGATTTAATCATCTTATCAATGAGCTTCTTGTCGTTCTTGTAACTCTGAGAGATACCGCCAATATTCTCACTTGATAATGGATTCATCTTGTAGAGGATACGCATAGCCGCATAGGCTACGGGCTTCTTAACCGCTACAGAGTATTCATCAGCTACAGATGCCGTGATACTGAACTTATCAGCAGCATCAATAAACATCTTCTCCAAAGTCTCATCTGAGGTAGAGAAAGGCTGAATCTCGCTTGCTATGGCTTCTGAAATTGTCATGCTAATCTTGTTATCTTATGAAGTTTCACTTATTAAATCAATATATTCATAACTGAGGGTCAGTGCATTAAGCACCAACCTTCAAGATAAAGAAGTCCTCAATACCATCGAATACTGGTTGCATCCACATTTCGTTGGTAAGGTGATAACCCTTCTTATCTCTCCAATAACCGATAAGGTTGTTATCGTATGTAGAGTAAGATACGTTAGGCACAGGGTCGATAGCCTCCAAGCACTCTGCGCACTTAGGCACAGCCACCTTCTCGGCGCACATTGCAACAACTCGGTTATCTGGGATAAGGTTGTAAACGGTCTTGTCAGGCAGCTCAACAAACTTATCCTCATCAATCTGAATTGTTGGCAAGAGGATAGAGCGCAGATAGATATTCATCTGGTCAACGCTAATCATCGGTGCAGCAGGATTGATGGTAATCTCACCAAGGTTCAAGCGGAAGGTGTCCTTAATCTCCTTTGCCTTACACATTGCGAAGAATGTGTTCTCAGACATACGAAGACGCAGAATCTTACGACCCTTCTTGCGAGCCTCGTCCTTCAATTTCTTAATATCCTCAATAGGAGTTGCGTTCGCCTCACCCCAATTTGTGGTAGCAGATAGCTGCTTAACGCCCAAATCAAAGGTATAAGATACGTTAGCCTTAGAGTTATTGGTACGTGATACAGTCTGAGTACCCTTGAACAATCCCTCGAAGTACAACATATCAATACGCTTATGAGGAGCGATAACCGCCAACTCAAAAGGTTTGAATGAGTACTTGATAAGTTCATCGTACTTAGCATTGAGCTGTGACTGTGTATAACCGCCACGTCCCAACATATCATTATACTTACCCTCCAAGAGGTGCATCTGGTCGAGGTAATCGTTATCGAGCTCCCACTCATCGGCGATACGACCGATAGAGCCCGTAAGCTGACCCCAATCAGGCATGGTATGCAATGGACGCTCTGCGTTCTTAGCGATAACAGAACCGACCATAGCAGCAGCATAAGTAGCCATATTCGCTTGATATACCTTTGCCGCACAATACTCGACAGTCTTCAACTCATTCTTCCACTCAGCCTTATAGGTGGAAGTCTTCATGTATTCGTCAATGTAGGTCTGAAAAGACTTTTGGTCTTGCAGATTCTTCAAAATACTATTCATAATCTATAATCTCCACTTTTAAAGGTTACTGAATCTTGAACAAAGCGATACCATTTGCTCTGATACCTTCCTTAATCTCATCATTGATAGGATAAGGGAGTGAATCTTCCTCTACCTCCATTACCTGTAAGGTAGGAGTTGCTGCGATAGAAGAATCTGAATCTCTAATATCGAGAGTATCGTAAGAGAAGCCAAGAAGTACGTCCTTGGTCTTATCATAATCTGATACAATGGAATTTGCAGCAACCGCATTATCAAGTGGTGATACAGTCAATGTATCTACACCATCATTAGAAGCAATTGCCGAGATAGTTGCTCCAGCAATCTTATCACCAACCTTGAACAAAGAACCGCTAGCAATCTTCAATGCTGTAGCAGCCTTATCAGCTTTCTCTGTAGCCTTTGCAGTCTTCACAACCTGCGCTTTGCCACCAGTTACAAGTCTGAGAACTGTACCCTTTGCAACCCACTTCAAAGTAGCTGGAAGGTTGGTGCGGTCGAGGTCATAACCACCCTGTCGGCGAAGACACTGCTCTTCAAGCCAAAGTGCCTCTTTGATATCCTCTGGCTTGGTTCTATGCATAAAATAGCCTCTGTTTGACATAATTTTCTTCTTTTTAAGAGTTTAACATAATTCCTTAGAATGTCCTACTCCTTTGGAGCGTTACGCTCTGAGAAGCCTTGCATTCTCTTAATGAAATCATTCTGCTCGTCTTCGGGAGAGGTTGCCTTGGGTGCTTCAACAAAACTGCCGTTTGCTACAAGTGACTGCTTCAATGCCGTCCAATCATCGGCACATTGCTGTGCGAGAGTTTCAAGATTCTCTTCCTTGTCGAGCTGATAACGTGAACGGAACTGCTCTGGGACTTCCTTCAACTTCTCACTCTTGCTAAAAAGGTCGTTGAGACGTGCTCTTTCTTCCTTTTCCTTGTATGGAGCAATGGCGGCGGCTACAGCTTCATTAACAGCTTGCTGAGTGCTCTTCTTTGTAGCTTCGGCAATCATCTGCTGAACCTGCTCTTGCGTAAGCCCTGTTGGAGGTACTGGAGGGGTAGGAGGAACTGGCGGAGTAGGCTTATGGTTAGGGTCGTTAGGGTCAATCCATCCATCGAATTTCTTCGTTGTCTCGCTGACCGCACGATTGAATGATGATTGCATCATACCAACATAAGGTTCAACTGCCGAGATAGCACTCGTTACATCCTCGTCCTTTGACTCATCTGTTAGACCACGACTTGCAACAATCAGGTCAACCAGCTTTGAAAGTTCATCCTTCTTCAAACCATACTTTGCAAATGATGTTTTGGCAGAAGTAAGCACTTTTTCTTTTATTGTCATAGTAATTCTATTTTAAACGTTAATAAATAATTTCCGATTGCAAAATTACTATTTCTATTAATAAAATAATGATAAATAATAAAGGCTGTGTAAACAAATGCAATTTTTAGCGGTTTTCTTGCGCTCTAAGCGGTTTTCTTTTAGTTTATGTATAGTTATTAAGAAACAAAAATAAAAGGCAAGATAGCCAATATTCTTGGTTACTTTGCCTTGCATAGTATCAAATCTATCTTTGCTTTGACCTTCTTTGGATTCCTAGCATCGTGATTGCTCAATCTTACAACATGATACCCGAGCCGCCATATACCCGAAGAGCGGTTACCATCCTTGCGCTTTTGGTCTTTAGTAAAATGGTAGCCACCATCGAGCTCAATAATCGTTTTTATCTCGGGCAGATATATATCAGCGAAGTATAGCTTTCTGCCTGTGACTATCGGCTGCTGTGGTATTACCTTATATCCTAACAGAGTGCAGATTTTCGCCGCAGCCTTCTCCGCATCGGTTGTATGTGAAAGTAGGTCGCAGCGAATTTGTCTGATTAAAGCCTTCGAGTATTTCATTTGCTCTTCTTTATCATATCTATCTCATCTTGTAGATAGAAGATTGCCTTACTCAAATCCTGCACTCTCTGTTCACGCTCGGAAAGATTCATTTCCTTCTTTCCCTTGCGCAAGAGATATTTGATAGCCGAACCGCAGTTGAAATCAAGGTGTCGGCAAATATCAATCGGCTCTATGCCGCAGAGTTCCTTTAACCAAGCGTAATGGTTAGGGTAATTAACCATTTTTTCCTTTTCCTCTGTGACAATAGTGCCATTTTTTGCAATCTCTTCAAACTGAATAGGGATATTCTTTCTATATGCAATATTGTATTCGTCTGCTATAATATTGCATTCAACAATAGATTTACCTACCTTGATAACTTTCAATCTGAGAGGGCAAATATTGGCTAACGAATATCTTCTTCCTCCGATGTTGTAAACGTAAGTTTCTATTTTATCATTTACATGGACTACCATATTAGGCTCTATTGGCAAGGTAAATACCAACCCTTCACGTATCTTCATTGATTCTATCATAACTCTTACTTTTTAAAAGGTTTATTAACTAATAATGGATGCATACATCTTACAACCCTTGCTTCTGTATTGTTTTTCTTCTGATACTTGCAAAGATTGCATTCGATAGCACCGACCTTATGCAGAGCGTGTGTATATCGCCCACGCTCACCAAAAGGGCAGTCTGTTGCATATTCAATGCCGCCGTGGATAAACTCACGGACTTCATATTTGACTGCCGTATTGGGCTTCTTTTCTTTCTTTGTGTATAACATATTATCTTATCTCAATTTTGATTTTGTAAATCGACTTCTGCTTCAATTTTTCCGTGCCATCAAGCAAAAGATGAGCAATGGTGTCAGCTACGGATTCGCTGATAGCTCTCTTCGTATATTCGTGATAATTGCCGTCTTCTTTTTCTTGATAGACGTTTACACAGCCAGAGCTATCATCTGTGACAATAACCCCATTATCGGCAAACTCTAGCTTAAAATTAAGTCTTTCCATACAATTACTTTTTTTGTTCCATGAAATGTTTTTGTTGTATTAACATCATTCTTGTAATCAGATTCTGCATCTTTTCGATAACGAACTTCGGGGTTTCCGAAGTTCTGATAAAGAAAGGATGCTTTCCTCTCTTATGCTTATTGAAGAATAATGTATCATCTTCACCCTCTATCTTTACAGCAATCATGTACTGACCGATGAAAAGGTGGGAACTTCCCTCTTTTCTCTTTCGAGGTGTGGTGTACTTGATGCCGTTTTCGTCTAAGAAAGACATCAGTTTCTTTAATTTTGTCTCATTTTTCATCTTGCATATCTCCTATAGTTTAGTTATCACTTAACATTTTCTCAACTTCATCATCGTATTCGTTTCTTTTGTACCAAGTAGTGAGGTCAAAGATTACTTCCGCATCCTTTCTAAAGCTTTTGTATAAGCTCAGATATTTTTTCTTTGTTTGTGCGTTAGCTTTTCTCGCCTCGTTGAAAAAGGCAAAGTAATTTTTAAAATATTCCGAGTGTATTGTGATAATATCGGCATTCTCGCATTTTTGCATCATAAACAGTATCGCTTCTACGATAACGACTGCCTTTGAAGCGCAATAGATGTGATTTTTCTCTTTTATCACAACTTCTCCGTTCTTAATGATGATAACTGAAAATTTTCCTGTTGCGAACTTATCTTCATAATCACAACTTACATAGCACTCATATCCAACAAGTTCTTTTGCTGGTGTGAGGTAAGTATCGAGCCAATTTTTATTTTTCTCCATTTCGTATCTCCTTTGTTATTATATAATCGGGTGGGGGCATACGTGCGCCCGTTAGTTAATTATCTTTGGGGCTGTCGCCCCAATAAGGGAATAAATTAAATTAAAGCCATCAACCCTTATTTTATTATTTTTGATTTTACATAAACTACATTTTTGCCTCCTTTCTTCTCATGCCGTGATGAGATATTGATATAGCATCGTCCATCTGCATACGATAGATATTCGATTCAATGGAAAATGCACTTCTATTTTTTGCGCTTATCACAATTACCGAACCTTCAATATCCGTGATAGCCATATTATTGGTACATACCTTTTCATCGCACCTTACTTCCTTGATTCTTGTGCGCTTATTGATGATACCTCTGTTTACAAGCTGATTTGTGACTTTGAAAGCTTGGTACATCGTACCAAAGATAACATCCTTGATTCTGTCATAAGATAAACCTTTGTTATCGCTAAACTTCTTCCTCAACATACGACTTTCACGTTTGAGAGCCTTGCGAATAGTCTTCACATTCTTCCCATTCGTCCCCTTATTGTGCGTATTGATTACGTCCTCTTGCATTCTAACTTGGTTCTCTATGACAATCCTTCTCAAAAGGTTTTTGAGGGCAGGGAATGTCATCTTTGTCAAATCATCCTTGCGAAGCTTATAACTATATCCGTCATTTGAATGTATGCTGCGTGCAATGAATCTCTTCTTTCCATTTTTCTCTTCAAAACGGAAATACCCTATCTTGCAACCATATTCAAGCAGTCTCTTCAATTTATTATTGTCGATATGCAATAATTTGGCGCAATGATTGTATGATACAAGGTTAAGGTCTGATGAGCGGAATAAGAGCTTTATTTTAAGAAGCAAACAGAAGGCATCCAAGCGATTCTTATCGCTCAGAGCAAACTTAGCTTCCTGTATTCCTATTCTTATTCTTTTCATCATTATATATATATTAATGTAAAAACCAAACAGATGAAAGGTGCTATCTATCATTCTGCTTGGTTTGTATATCGAACCCTTTCACTTGTATTGATTGGGCATATATGATTCTTTTCTTTGCTTGGAAAATAGCACTTTCCTTTTCATGCCGCAAAATTATAAAGAAAATCCGAGATATTCGCTTAAAATCTATTAAAAAACTAATATATAGTATTAATAAATTAAAAATACCTATTAATAAATTTGGCAGTCTGAGAAAAAGTTATTAATTTTGCGGTATCAAAGTTAATAAAATAGCTTTTGATACATATAATTAATGTAGAAATTATTAATAAATTAAAAATAGGAGATACGACAATGAAAACAGAGATTTTAAGCAAGCAGGTCTTAGATTACATCATCAACGATGTTGAGACAACCATTCTTCGCTTGGGCATCAACGCTCAGCTTTCTATAAAGGTTGAAAAAGATTATAGAGGCAACGAGTATGAGAAGTTGGTAAGTACATCGTTTCAGACAATGCCAATGCTCTTTAAAGAGATTCACTTGGAAGGCAGTATTGCAATAAGAGATAAGGTTGATGCACCTGATGATTTCTTGGAGGTTTACGTTAATCTCGATTACTGTTATCATACATTTGGTAATTGTAGCAACGGGCATACCTTAGGTAGAATTGTCTTCGAGGTTGATAAGCAAACCAATGAGAAGATGAAGGAGAGCGGTAAGAAGAGCAATTATATTTCAATGATTGTACGCAAGGTTCAGTCACTCGAAATCTAAGAAAGGTAACGGCAGGGCTAATCACCCTGCTACTAATATAGGAGATACGAAAAAAAATGAAAAAAGAAAAAGACATGATGAATCCAAGTAATTGGAGAATCGAAGATGTAAAGAATGCGGTACAGGCAGCAGTCCTTGCCGCTAGTGGAATTATCTTAGCGTATGCCACTATCTGGCTCGCTTACTAGAAGAAGGAGGTAATATGGAGATAGTAACAACGTTGGTTAAATTCCGTTGTCGCAAAGATGTGATGATGGAACAGTCAAAGAATGCTCAGATTTTCCTTTTCAACGGAAAGGAAGGTAAGACAAAGGTATTCGTACCTAAGTCTAAACTGATTATCAAGGATGATGCCTTAGATAGCAACTATAATCTTTGCATCATACCTAAATGGGTATTCCTTAACACAAAGAACCTTTCGCAGAATGTTGAGTTGGTAGGAGAAACGCAACACATGGAGGTTCTCAATGATATTGAAGATTAATAGTATATATAGTAATAATTATTTTGTTTAACGTATTAAAAAATAGGAGATACAACAATGAACACAATGGCAATGAATTTGATGGCACAGCCAAAAGTAGCAGAGGTAGCGGTTGCAAAGCAGCCAGAGTTGAAGAGCGATAACATGAATCAGTTCTTGGATTTTGAGACATCCAAGGTACAGATTCTGACAATCGACCAGCTTGAACGCACCGAGAAAGAGAATGATGTGTACGGAAAGCCTTTGAAGGGCATCTATCATTTTGACCTTATTCATCAGGTGGAAGACTTGTGCGAGAAGCACGGCTATAAGGCTGAGATTTACGACCTCTTTGCGGCGAATAACAAAGACCGCAATACTCCAGGTGTTACCCGTTTGCCTGAGAAGGAAGCTTTGATGGGTGATAGAGCTGTAGAGGCTCATATCCTTCGCCGAGTATTCTGTAATATTCGCTTGCGTGACTTCGATAAGGGTGATGGTAATGATGAGATTACAACCAATATGGCGGTATCATTTCATCAGAAGGGTATTCAGTTAGGTATCGGTAGAAACGTAGTTATCTGTCACAATCAATGTATGCTTAGTGCTGAACATTACGCTGCTACCTACTCAGACACCAATAGCGGAAGAGGAGCTTTCAAGCTCGATGAGCTTCTTCAACGTGCTGATGCTTGGCTCGCTAATTTAAGAGGTATCATTGATGCAAATGATGAAATGATTGAGCGTATGAAGAATCGTGAGATTAAGGCACAGGAAATGTTTACCATCATCGGTATGCTGACCTCGCTCCGTGTTGCTTCTGAAACGAAATACAAAGGCATTCGCAACCCTCAGGTCATTCCTCTCAATCAGGCACAGATTGGTCGCTTGACCGAGAAAATGATGATTGCCTACTACGAGCGCAATATGGTTACCGCTTGGGATTTGTACAATGCGGCTACCGATATGTATAAGTCAACTCAGCTCGACCAGCCAATGATTCTTTCACAGAACTTGGCAATGAGTAGCTTCATTCAGAATACATTGATTCCAAACGCATAACTACATATAAGATTGAATATAGAAAATGTCGATAACAAGAGCCTTTAAGCCGCCGTGAGGTGTCGGCTCTTTCTTTTAGAAAAGTTAAATTTAGGTTCTGATATATATTGCCGTGAGGTAATCAGTTATGTCAATTGTTAGTTAGATAAATATTAATTATGGTTATTATTTTTTGCCCTACGGCGGTAGGGCTTTTTATCCCAAGGAAAACCAATCGCACGGGTGTGCGTGGGCTGTATGGTAGTGATACCGATATTCTTATCGTATCCTAAAGAAAGGCGGGTGTATATATAAGTTTGTTTATTCTACTGTGTTAAAGAATGTATGCGAAGACACTCCGTAATAAGCAGCTCTTAATAAGCGGAGGTTGGCGAGGGTTCGATTCCCTCTCTTGGGGCTATGTTTTTTAAATTTATACAATATGACAGATTATAACGGAAAATTAAACTTGCTGAAGCTTAAAAGAGCTGGCGTTATGCAAATACCAGGGCGAACCGAAGTGCTTCGCTGCTTGGTTATCCCTATTGAAGAGAATAATATCTTCATTAGTACGGATGAAAATAATCGTCCGAAGGCTGCTTATCTCGACCTTACCGCTTGGGCGTTGAAGAACCCTAAGTATGAGGAAACTCACATGATTAAGCAGTCGTTGCCTAAAGAGGTTCGTGAGAAAATGACAGATGAGGAGAAGAAGGCGATGCCTATTCTAGGTGGCTTGAAACCTGCAAACTTTGAAGCCATGAATGGAGCATCTACTTGCGATGCTCCTTTTGCACAGGCACAGGATTTAAATGATTTACCCTTTTAGTATAAGGGCTTTCTTAGATATAGGATTTAAGTTAGTTTTAGATTATTAGAAATATGCGTAGCAGAACGAGTAATTGGTTTGAGGTAGGAATCCGCTACCAAAAGACCCAAGAAGGTGGTTCAGAGAAATCTGTAACCGAAAAGTATGCGATTGATGCCTTATCCTTCACGGAAGGTGAGAGCGCAATCACAGAGGAAATGGCTGCTTATATCAGCGGCGAGTTTAAGGTTAAGTCGATGCAAGAGGCTTCATACAGAGAAGTGTTCTTTTCTGATAAGGATGATGATGATTGCTGGTACAAGGCGAAACTGCAATTCATTTCCTATGAGGATAAGACCAATAAGGAGAAGCGTAGCAACGTGACTTATCTCGTGCAAGCAAAGTCTATGCACCGAGCAATCAGTAACATTGATGAGGTGATGGGGAAGACCATGATAGACTACGAAATCATCGGTCTCAGCAAAACCAATGTTTACGATGTCTTCGAGCATAAGACAAAGGAGGAGAAGGAACAGAAGTCTAACGAGGAAAAGAAGGAGGAGTAAATTATGGCAAGACCTAAGAAAAATGGCGCAGAACAGCCTTTGAATTTGGATGGCAATAATATGCCTATGGAGAACGAGAACGCTCAGCAGAGCCAAGAAAATACGGCTCAGCAGCAAAGTGAGGAGCAAGTTGAGGAAAATGAGGAAGAGTATGAACTTCCTTTTGAAATAGAGGATGGAGTTCCTTCCCCTATTAACGATAATGGTTCGTTCATTATCTACGCTCCTACTGATATTGAAACCCGTAAAGGTCGAATCCCTGTAAAGATGGGTATTACTCTCAGAGAGGGCTATCGTGGCTTGATTGTTCCAATCGAAGCAAATGCTCTTTATGGCATTCCTACGGAATCAGATTACCGCTTACAATATTCCGATGTGATTTCAACGCAAGTAGGGGAGAAAAAAAAGGTAATGCTCGTACTCTCTATCAATGACGAGACAATGATACAGGAGCAGACAAACTTCGGTTCACGCTCCCGTAATCTCATTATCCCGAAGGGTGCTCCGCTTGCTATTCTTATGATTTTTAAGCTGTGAAATATATAATTGCGGATGGAGGTCTATTCTATAGTATCTCCTTCCGCTCTATTAAGTAACTATGACAGAAATAGAACGTAAAATGCGCAGAAGCAAATACGGCAAGACTTACTATCAGAAGCATCGTGAGGCTTGTATTGAAAGAGCTAAGGCTTGGTACAATGCTCATAAAGAGCATCGTAGGCTGTATATGCTTGCGTATAATAGTAAATAGTGTTTGTATGGATAAGTTGGATAAAATTAAAGAGTTGAATACTCAATATAAACTGCTGCGAAATAACGGAATGGTCGTTGAGGTGAAACTCCTTACTAATATCGGTGATTACAGCATAAAGAATCCGAATGTTATTAGTAAGGTACTTGACTTGCTTATCCGTGAATCACAGAAACAGATAGAAAGTGAGGTGAATGAATGATAGAATTAAGTAATAGACCAACAAGGGCAAAGAGGGTCGTTGTGGTTCAACTGAAAGACAAAAAGCCTGAACCTTTTCGTACCTGCCCAGAGATTTATTTGAAGTACGATAAAGAGAAGATTGGCATCTGTCTTAATGCTTTATGGAATGCCCTTGCTAAAGATGGTTGCTACGAGAATAAAAAGTGTAAAATCTCTTATCAGAGTATTGAACAATTAAAAACATTGGCATGGGAGTAAGTAATAAAGGGTGTTGTGTGCTGAAATATCCTCATTCTATAGATGATGAATTGTTGGCTCTGTACGCACAAGGTCTTACGATTACAGAAATCAGCGAGAAGGTTGAAATACCTTATGAAACCATTCGACGGCGATTGAAGGAAAAAGGCGCAAAGCCTGCATCACCTAGATTTGTCGCTAAGTTCGGAGATATTCGTTATCTCGGTCATCGTAAATATTGGAGCGAAGAAGAGGAGCAGAGATTCAAGGAATACTTTCCTTTTCATACAAATGAGGAGGTCGCTGAAGAGTTTTGCTGCAAACTTAGGCAGGTAAGGAATAAGGCACGACAACTTGGTGTATCTAAGGATAATGAATGGCTTCATTCTAAAAAAATACACTCTTTAAAGATTGCTTACATTATGTCTAAATCAAGTAATAAAAGGATGTTATTTAAGGAAGGTAACAACTATGGCTGTAGATTCAAAAAAGGCAATACTATCGGATATAGGTTTAAGAAAGGGTTAAAGTACGATAAAGAGTTTTGGGAGAAATATAGAAGGGGTGAAGTAGCTTTGCCTTGATTACATTTTTTCTTAGTATATAAAATAAATACATTATGAAATTTAATAAGGATTTACCAGCACATTTGCAAGTAAAGACAATTATGCAAAACTTCGATAAGAAGCAAGCTGAATGCGATGCACTCAAAAAGGAAAACGAAGAGTTGAAAAAGAAGCTAGAGCAGAAGGATATTCTGTATCGTAATATGCTCAATCGCTTTAGTAACATGAGTGCTCAGACAAATATTGACTATAAGGATAGGTATGAACAGCTCAAAGCTGATAAGGCTGAGAGCGGTATGAGATATAGCCGAATCCTTAACGATTTAAATAAGGCTTATCAAATGCTTGAATCCATCAAAGGTATTACGAATAGCGCAAAAGAAAAGATAGAAGCATTTTGCTCTGATAATATGGTTGAAAACGATATTCGTTCCAAAGTTGTTGAGCCTGCAACAGATATTGCTTCCTCTTCTGTGAGCGTTAAAGAACAGAAGTTCGTAAGTTATGTCCGTGAGCTTATTGCTAACTTCAAGGAAACAGGCTCTCTTCGAGGAATTGGCATGATTGCAAGAGAATATGGTGTTAGCTCATTGACTAAGGAGCAGTTCTTCCGCTATGGATTGAACAACGAGGTTGTAACTGATGAGTATATCATCAGTGTATATGAAAAGGCTAAAAAACATTTATAACTATGACAGATATAACTATTAAACAGTATGATAATGGCTACTTCGAGGTCTTTCAAGGCGATAAAAGTAGCGGTGAACTTGGTTTTGATGAAATGTTAGGACTGATAACGTCTCTTACTATGTCTGAACGCCGTCCTTGCTTACATTGGATGAAGACCAAGGAGCAGCGTGATGCCGAAGAAGTCGGTGTCAATCAGATGGCGAAATATCCTTTGTTTGAAAACACTCAAAAGAAGAAAGGAGAATAAGAATGAAAGAAACAAAGTACAATAATGACGTGCCTTATGAGAGAGTGGTATTGAGAGTATTGCAAAATTACTCACAGATGCAAATCAAGCTTTGCCGTTTACAGAATAAGGTGAAAGAGCAGAGTAATAAACTTGTGCTCTGTAATAACGTTATCAACCAATTCAAAAAAGCTATCAATGAATTGAATAATGATGATTATAAGAAGGTCGTTGCCGAGCGTGATGAGCTTCTCAGAAAGAACAAAGAACTTTCTCGTCAGTTGAAGATTTACGAAGGTATGCGTAAGTACTTCAATAGCGAGGTATCAAAATTAGAAACTGATAAATAATATATCAATATGAAGAAGATTTTATCTTGGTGCGGCTCTCATACTGAGCTGCTGTGTGCATTCTTTTTGCTAGGATGCTGTATCAATAGTGCGGTCAAAGAGGGGTGGTCTGTGGCGATATTGTTCTTGCCGTTTATCGCTATGTGGATATTTGTCTATCGCTTACAGAAGTTTATCTGTCGTCTTATCAAAAAGAACGAAGAGTTGAAAGAAATCAATAAGCAGCTTGAAAAGGCTTATGAGGAAAAGACTTTGTTATGTAACAGACTTGATGATATAAGAACTCTTTTTGATTACAGATACCGCTTAGCAAAGAACGATGTTAATTTATGCAAAAAGAAGATTAGCTGCGGTGATTATCTTTCAAGCAGAAGGCACTATGAAGAAATGATAGAGTTTTATGTTAAGAAGATTTATGGAAATTATATGCAATAATGAAGTACGATGAGTTTTTAAAGAAGGAGAGCCAGAAGAAAGGCAGAAGTAAACCACGGCATATTGAATCACTGATTCAGATTCAGATGGTGAAGTGGTTTCACTTGCAATATCCTCATTACATCATTGCTGCCATCCCTAACGGAGGACAACGAAGTGCGCTTGAAGCGAAGATTATGAAGGGTGAAGGCGTTTTGGCTGGCTTCTCCGACCTTATCATTATAGCAAAGGGAAATGTCCTATTTGTGGAAGTTAAGACGAAGGACGGATATCAATCTGATTTGCAAGCCAAATTTCAGTCTGATGTTGAGCGGTTAGGCTTTCAGTACAGCATTTGCCGCTCCTTGGATGAGTTTATCTTAACCATCGAAAAATGGATAAAAGATAAGTTTTCTGTGTAAAAATATCGGATTTCTTTGGTTTTGTATTAATTTCTATTAAAATACTAATAAAAATATAGAGAAAATTTGGTGGTTTCAAAAGAAATTATTAATTTTGCGGTGTAAATAATTAATAAATGGTTTAACAATTAAAAGATACGACAATGGGAACAAAGACTATTACAATGAAGGAGGTCGCAAAAAGTCTTGCACTTTACAAGCTTAATAGCGCAGAAGCGTTTTATGAAGCAAATTTACATTTTGCAAGAGGACTTTTCATTAATGACCTCTCAGAGTTTGATAAGGTATTGAAAGCAGAGTTTGAATCTTTTGGAATTAAATAAGGAGATACGACAATGATTACAATTATCAATAAATACACGGGCGAGGTTATCACCAAGTACTCAGGTGCTTTGGTAGGTGAATCTACAGAGGATTCTTTTATCGCCAACGCAAAGGGTTCGGGTACGTTCAGAGGACGTTGGAATGCTGTAGTGGAGTATTTTATTCCTCTGAAAGGCTTGAATGCCACACAATGCCTTCTTAAAAGCCAATACGCTGTGAAGGAATGTATGAAGAAGAAATAGTTAACGTTTAAATATAGGAGATACAATTATGGCAGTAGCAGTTAGTACAAAAGGTGTTGAGAATCTTGTCAAGCAGATTAATGCTGTTTATGGCAAGGTGATAGTCACAGCCGAATTACATTCAGATGGGTGGTTTATTCTCGTTGGTGAGAATCCTATCAGAAATACAGAAAATACTTGCGATGTGGTTCATTACCTTGAAGGTATGAAGCACGGCATCGAATTAATGAAAGAAGGACTTTAATTATTAATCGGGAGCGTAACGGCTGCTCATAAAAATAGGAGATACAATTATGGAAATCAAGGTAAATATACCACAAAATGATTATGTTCAACCAACAGAGGTTAGAGAGGAGGTCGTACAGGCAATCTGTAACGCTTTCTTGTCTAATAATTGTTGGAATATTTTTCATCCTTTCTCAGGTTCAAATAATGGATGCCGACCTGCGACAACACGTATTAGTTTGAACCAACCACGTTTTAACGGACACTCCAATGGTGAGGATATGGTTAGAATACATGGATGTGAAATGAAAGCTGCCTTTAAGGCGTTGATAAAGGCTGGTTATCACATGTATAAGGTATATGACTACGGCTCTTGGATGGGGTATGCGTGTGATAAGAAGCCTTTCCGTGAGGGTGCATCTGAGGTTCTTACGTTTAATGACTTTATTGATTAGCCTTATGTTCATAGAATTTAAGAATTTATATGTAGCGTTCAGAAAGGAGTTTCCTTTGGCTGTTGTGTACTTCAATAAGTGTGATGGTGAACGTTTCTTGAAGGAGCAAGGAACGGCGAAATCTGGCTCGTATAGCTGTTTCAGTCCATTGATTGCTATCGTTGATTACGTTCCGCAGAAAGCCAGTTGTGAGATAACCTTTACTGATTATCGCATTCTTAATAAAGAGGAGGAGGAAGATGCCTTAGATACTCTTAAAGGAAGCAATCTTACTATCAATGATAAAGGGTATATTTCCTTCCTTGATTATAAGCAGATTTGCTTTGAGGTGGACGGGGAGATACTTACCTATGATGATTTCTGTAAGTATGAACCACCTAAGGGTAAGGTATTCAAGACAGTCTTTGATAATGGCTACTCTTGCTATGGCTCAGAGCCTTTTAAGGGTGATGCCAAGAAATACGCCGATACTGTTATCAGAATTGCTGAAAAGATTGGCTATCTTTGGTTTGATTGGAGAATGGGTTTCAGACTTAATAATCTTCTCAACGTAGATGTGATTTACGGCAAAGATGAAAGTTATTCAGTGGTATCTAACACATAATGACTATGGAAGAGATTGAAGAAAAGAAGTTTATCATAGAAGCAAAGGGCGAAGTGCCCTTTGCTCAACGCACGGGTGATGGCTACGAACTATTCAATAACGAACGAACAATGAAGTTCTGTGTAAGAAGACAACAGATATGGGATAATGAAACGGGTGAACAGAAATCTTGTTTTGCCGTTTTCTGCTTCGTTAAAGAGGATGATGGATGGGTACAAGGTGATAACTATCATCAGACGGAAACAATTACCTCTTTCGTTAAGGATTTGAATATCTCTCCTTACTTTACCAATGCGGTAAAGGAATATCGTGAACAGATGGATATTACAGAAGAATGGAAGGTTGAAAAATGGGAACAGGAGAAATATTAATCGTTATAGGCGCAATAGTTATCGCATTCAGCAGCGTTACCGCTGTTGGGGCGATAAGCGGAAAGATAGAAGGTGTTATCACTCTTAGTGAAAGATTAGGCATCACGGCATTCTTGATGATTCTATTCGTTATGGGATGCGTATTGCTTGATAATGGTATAATCATCATAAATCTGTAGCTTATGAAATTTGACGTAGATACAAAGGTTTCAGTTGATGTTCAAGAACTCTTTGAGGGAATGAGCGATGCCGACCAAGTTTCCTTTATGGAACAGAATATTACATACGCTAGCGATGATTCGCTAGTTCAAGAGTTAGTTAATCGTGGTTATGAATTAGTTAAAGGTTGATTTATTATGGCAAAAGTAAGTTTAGACCAAAAAGCTCGCACAGCGAATGGCAAAAACCGCTCCTGCGGTAAATGTAACCATTATCCTTGCCCAGAGGCAATGTTTAAGGTTTGTTCTGAGGCATTTATAAAGGGCTATAAGAAGGGTTATGAAGAGCAGAAGAAAGAACAGAAAGAGCGTATTGATAAGATATTGCACCCTGTTACTGAGCCTTGTGGTAGCAATGCTGTCTTTGTCTTTTTCAGAGACGTAAGAAGCGGTGAGTTACAACCTTATATTGAGGATATGAGAATACCTGATGCAAAACGTTACCAAGATATAGGCTCAATAAAGTTTTCGCCAGAAAAAGACGAGCCACAGAAACTACAGATTGCATGGTGTTATCCGAAGGATTTGGTTGAGCTTCTTGGATATGATAAAAAGTATGCCGATTTTGAGCGTATTGCTCTTATTGAAGGCGCATTCTCTTATCCTCGTAAGGAATATGAGAAAAACCTTCAAAAGTACTCTGCTGTGCGCTGTAAATACGAAAAACATTATTATTATCGTAAAATAAAAAAATAGCTTTATTATGGATAAGAAAGATATTAGTCTAACAGTCATACTTGAAGTTAATGGCGACCTTTGCGGTATGACTATAAAGGATAAGAATGATAAAGTGGTACAGTTCGAGGATTTGGCTCGTAGTGAGCAAATTAAGATTCTCAACTGCCTTAGTCAGAATTACAACTGCCTTGTGCGGTTCTTAAAAGAAAAGGAGGGATAAGGTATGGGATTTGTTATTTTTATGGCGGTTATTGTGAGCGTAGGCGTATTTGCCTGTCTCATTCAAGGTAATGGAGATAAGGAGGAGTAGAGTATGGAAACATCTATTTTATTAGGCAATCACAATGATTGCAAGATAGATAAAGGAAGATATGTAGAAACCGATGTTTCGGGCTATAAAGCCGTTATCTATGTGCCGAGCGGTATTGATAACGAGCAGATTCAGAAAGCCCTTGATTACGCTTATTCTACTCTCTGTCAAAGCTGCTATATGGAGTTTATCTTGGCAGACTGCTTCCTTTTTATCTCTAAGGAGATTTTTGATAAGAAGAAGGTGTTTAAGTTCAATCTTAAAAGGCATTTTACCGATTGTCAGAAATCCATCCAGGATACGATGAAGTTGTATGAGCGACACATGGACGAGGATTACTATAATGAGTATTCTACTTATCTGTGGGATTTGATTAAGGATAAGGTTGAGAAGTTACGAAAGATGATTGAAGATAAGCTTCGCAATCTTAAATGCAAGTATAACCCTTATCTCTGCTCGTATGTCATTATGATTCAGAACCTCGTACAGCAGATTAATGATACTCATATACATGTTATGGAGATTACTGAAAGGGAGTATGGGGTTGATATTGCTCCGTGCTACGAGAATCATCGGGCTAAGACGGCATTCACGCAAGCGGATAATTGCCTATACGACATCATGCACGATGAAGTAGAGAAATTCCGTGATAATATCGTTAAAGATAAGAAGGTTATCGCCGTATGGTCTGATATAACAAGAACTCTCTATGACCCTATCAACGCAAAGAAGGCTCGTTTCTCGGCTTTTTATAGCATGCCCGAAGAAACGCAAGCTCTTTATAATTTGCGTGAGGAGGATGGCTTCTGCGAGCCTAAAGAAGGTACTAAGAAATTCAAAAAAGGAGCGTAGGGTATGGATAAAAAAGATATGCGTAATCTGATTTCGTATGGAGATGTTTACTCTAAATATACAAAGAAGAAGCTATCTGCGATAACTGTTGAAGAATGCCTTAATTTTATGGAATTTGAAATATGGAATCGTAAAATATATGCTCTACCAGTACTTAATTGTAATCGATTTCTTATTTTACCAAAATAATATATGTTGTATCTCTTGGGAGTAGCGGTTTCGGCTGCTGCTCCCTTCTAAAAGTTTACACAGCATATATTAGTCCTATTGTAAGTAAGAGGAGAATTAATTATCTTTGCACAAAATAATAATTTAAACTTCAAAGAATATGAGCAAGTCAAGCGGTGGTACTCGCACCATAAGCAGCAATAACGCTGCGCAGAGTAGGACACAGAGCGTTGCTAATGCAACGACAAACGAGAATAGCTCTAATGTAGCAAAAGAAGTCGATGTAAAGGCTTACAACGCCAACATTGAAAAGTTAAAGATGCAGGCTCTTAAAGGCGGTATTCCAAAAGTTGGTGAAAGCCGAACAATACAAATCGGTGATAAAGAATGGGTGGTTAGCGTTCATCAGGGCGGCAAAAATCAGTATGTCGCTGATTTAAAAGAAAGTAATAATTATAAAAATAGTATGATGCACGTAGTGTATTATACAGGAACCAAAACACCATACGGGGCATCAAGAAGAAAAGATGCTGTAGATGAGTTCCGCTCTACGATAAATTATTTATTCAATAATATTAAGAAGAAATAAGTCGCTGATTCTTAGTACGAAAGCTATTAAATGCTATTTATTTCGATTTATTTCTATTAATACCAAAAATAGTTGGAGAAAAATTTGGTAGTTCGCAGATTTCTTTTTAATTTTGCGGCGTTCAATAAAAGTAAGCTGATTGAGATTGAGAAGCTCTTTCAGTATATGGAAGGCATTTTTTATGCTCTGACTTCTCTAAAGAAATACGATATAGGCGTATTGTCCCTTGCATACATTGTAATGGTGTGTGCGTTCCTTTAGCTTACTGGAATTGAACAAAGGGTAACAGTACGCCCTTTATGTGTCTGTATAGTTTAACGTTCAAAAAAGTAAGCAAAATGAAGAACGTAGAAATTTTTAATTCTCCTATGTTTGGAGAGCTTAGAACCTCACGGAATGAGAAGGATGAACCTTTGTTCTGTTTGAAGGATGTTTGTGATTCCTTGGGGTTGCAAGTTGGAGCGGTAGTAAATAGACTTCAATCTTGCCACATTAGTTCAATTAAGGTAGCAACGGAAGTTATATCTCATGGTGCTGCAACAGGAAAGATGCAAGAGCAGGAAATGTTCTTTATCACCGAACAGGACCTTTATCGTGTAATTTTCCAATCTCGCAAGCCTTCCGCTCGCAAGTTCCAAGATTGGGTTTTTGATGAGGTTCTTCCTGCTCTTCGCAAAGATGGTGGGTATATCGTTTCAACCGATGAAGATACCGAGGAAGACATCATTGCTCGTGGTCTTATCGCTGCGAAGGCAGCACTATCACGTAAAGAGCAGCGTGTTCGTGAGCTTGAAGCTCAGACCGAACAGCAGGCGCAGACTATCGGCATTCAGCAGAAAGAACTGACTATTGCCGCACCAAAGGTAAAGTACTACGATGATACACTTGCATCAACAGACTGCCTTACCACCACACAAGTTGCTGATGACCTCGGTATCAGCGCAAGAGCACTAAATCAGCAGCTTTCCAATGCAGGCGTTCAATACTTTCAATCAGGTTCTTGGCATTTGAAGGGCAAGTACCGTGAATGGCAGCTCGCAAGCACCCGAACCTACAATTATATCAAGGGTGATGGTTCTACGGGCACAAAAGTAAACCTTGTATGGAATCAACGTGGCAAGCGTTTTATTCTTGCTCTCTATAACAACGACTTTAATGTGAAGGATGCCATCGCTGAAATCAACGGCGAGAAGAGAGCTGCGCTTGAATCTAAAAACAATCAGTCTAACTTTTAATCGGATAGGAGAAATCAAAAATGGATAATCAGAATATGATGATAGAGGTAACAGTTGATAATGATGCTACTCAGCGGTGTGTCGGTCTGCTCAAAGAGCTTATGGCAGTACAGGAGAAGGCGATGAAGTTCTTGGTATCTGAGGGTATTGATGATAGCAATGAGGGTACGATGATTGCCGAGGGCATCGGTAACGCTGTGAAAGCCTTTGGTGGCGTGCTCCCAGATGGTATCTATAGCGAAGTAATCGGGGTAGGGGTTTAACGTTATGCGTGAGTAGGAGATACGCAATACAACAAGGTGTAAATAATTATAGGAGATACAGCTACTATAAGAAAGGCAGGGCACTATTTGCGCTCTGCCTTTTCTTTTTCTCTTTGCTTTCGTTCAGCCCTTGCGAGCCGAATCTCTTCATTAATCTCGTCCATCGTCATATTGACGTTATTCTTCCTTGCTTCTTCTATGAGAGCATTGAAGGTCTTTACAGCCTTCTTCCTTTCTTCTTCTGTCATTATTTTATGTTTGTCAGTTCTTTTCTATCTATCTTGGGGGCTTCCTTTTTATCCGAATCAAAATCGAGTATATATTTTTGAGGATAGCTGATACAATGTAAATAAATATGCGTCCTTTCATTAATACTTATAGCCCTTATGACAAAGGTATCATTTCTATAGAAGTATGAATTATCATCATTGAGGGTGAAATCAGCTCTTATCTTCTCTTTGATGATTTTTTCATTAATGGGTGTTTGCTCATATCCATTTTCGGTAAGTAAATAAAGAAGCTTTCCGTTACATTGTAGTTTTAAATCTTCATATTGGTAATCTTGCCCAACAATAATAAAGCTACCTGTTAGCTCACCGAGATATTTATCTACATAACTATATCCTATAAGGCTATATATGTTAGACAACACAACCGTATCTTTATTCATTTCTTCAATAGAATGAGTAGAGATATATTGTTTGATAGTCTGTTTAGTTGCATCTGGTATAGGCGATAAGCTTGTTATCTTCTGTTGAGCGTTAACTGCTATACAAAAGAGGATTTCACCAAATATACATATCTTTCTTATCTGCTTCATACTAATATCTATAAATTGCACGATACCTATTTAAAATACGCTCTGCGGCGTTATCTTTTCCTTGCTTGGTATATACTAAGGCAAGGCGAAGATACCCCGTTCTTCGCAAGCAACCGAGGTACATCAGCCGCTCGTAGCAATATGTGGCTCTGCTTGGTATTCCATCATGGAGGTAGCGTCGAGCCATTACCGCCAACTCCTTTGGTGATGCGTCATAAATCTGTGTCATAACTCGTCTGATTTGGTTCTGAATGCAAAGATAGCAAAAATTCGGTTACTATATATTTATATTGCAATATTTATATTAAAATAACCTTAATTCACATATTAATATATTAAAAGCTATTAAAATACTAATAAAATACTGCGGAAAATTTGGTAGTTTCAAAAGAAATTATTAATTTTGCGGTGTAAATAATTAATAAATAGGTTTAATAATTAAATTATAGGAGATACGACAATGATGACAAAGCAAGAAGAAATTATGCATCTTATGGCTTTGAAGGGCAATAAAAGAGGTGACACATACTTCAATCAGTTCTTTAGCAAAGATGATATTGAACAGATGATGGAGAATATCAAAGATGATTTCGCTATCGAAATGGGTTGCTCATTTACTGAGAAGGCAGAGGTGCTTGAAAAGAAGTTGCATGAGGAGCAGAAAGCTCACGACCAAGATATGCTTGACTTCGTTGAGGATTTGATAGTAACGGAAGCTCGTGGTGGTAATTCACTCAATGTTGCGATGGCGAAAATCGGTATGGATAACACCATAAAGATTAAGCACAAGAATAAGATTCCGCTCAGCGAGGAGGAGCTTGATTACTTGGTTTCAAAACTTGATTAAATTATAGGAGATACAACAATGGAAGTTACAATGATTAACGGAAAGGTAGTAGAGGCTAACGTTTTTGATTACGTTGCTCAGATATACGAAGGTGGCAAATGGCAGACAGTTGCCGTTAGCTCTGATTATAATGAAGCAGAGAAAAAGCGTATAGAATATGCTATAAAGGGCTGCTATACAAGAACCGAACAGCTTTACTAGTTAATAATATAATAGGAGATACGACAATGAAACGATTTGAAGATTACGAAAAAGCTTATAATAAATGCTATGAGCTCTTGCAAAAACTCATGGTATTGGTAAAAGAGGCAGATGGCTACATCACTCTAGAGATAAAGTTTACTTATCCTGATAAGTATCCAAAACTTTCTGTTACATACTATTGTAATTACCTATACTCATTTCTTCCACAAGAAGATGGTACATTTGTTATTTCTACAGACAACAAAGTCTATACAATGGATGAAATTGAGGCGAAGATAAGAAAGAATTGTTTATTAAACTAAAACATAAGAGTGATGAGTAAGCAAGAATTTCTAAGCAAGTGTTATAGCTGTGAGAAGTATAACACTTGCTACAACTCGAAGTTTGGTAGATTAGGCTGTAATGCCTATCTATCATATTTGAATACGAACAATTTTTAAAAGGAGATACAATTATGAATAGATACGCAGAATTAAAGAAGAAGCATCAGAAAGAGCTTAATAAATTGCCCATGAAAGCTGCCTTTGGTAAAGAGCAGTTTAAGAAAATGATGGAAGAGTGGGGGCTTACCACCAACGCCGAAGATATTAATAAGATAGATATGCTCGTTGGTGGTTGCTATTGCTTAAAGAAAGATACCCATCTTTTTGAGGAGCACTTTCAGAGAACACAGAAAGAGCTTGAAGAGTTCTTAAAGGATGATGATAATCTTAAATCAGCATTCAAATATGAGTTCGCTAACCATGAATGCGGATATACATATACACCGCAAGATGCGCTTCCACCGCTTAATCTTACCTACGAAGAGGTTGAGAAAAATGAGCGTTTAAATAAAGTCTTTAAAGAGGCTTGGTGTGAATATTTAGATGAATGTGAATAAGATATGTATAAAGAAGGCGATATTTTAACATTGGAGAATGATTGGAGAGGAGAACATTGTGTCTTCATCCTACATAAAGTACATAACGAAGATTGGATAGAAGCTCACGCTAAGTATTCTTTCATATTCGAAAAATTAGGAATAGGGGCAGGCAATACCTCTACGAATGTAAAGTACTCTACAGGGTATCTAAGAAAAGCAAATGATACAGAAAGAGACTACTTGTTGGGGATAATGAAGGATAAGGGCTATTCTTATGATTTTAAGAAGAATAAACTGCTACATTCATTCAATTATGAAAAAGGAAGAAATTAAGATAAATGAGCATTGTAAGCACTATTTCTTAGGCTTCTGCCACTTCTATTTAGGTGGCTGCTGCTCTGGTATTAAATGCGGATATAAATAATTAAGATTATGACAAAGTTTATTGAGGTAAAGTATAAAGGGCATTGCACCCTTGTTAATATAGATAATATCGCTTACGTTGAACCTTCACGAAATGGCGATATAGCAACATCTATAAAGCTTAATTGCAAGACCACACCAACGGGCGGTCAAGTGATTCCCTGCGAGGATGATTACCACACATTCTTGGAGAGATTAAAAAACCTTGTTATCGTTGATAAAGCTGAGTAAGATATGAGAGCATTTGACGTACTTTTAGCCTTGCATCGCTTAGATATGCGACAGGGCAAGGATTATCTTGAAGCTCCTGAAAAGAATGATTTGGAGCTGAATGTGATAGAAGGTAAGCTGAAACGGAATCATTGGTATTGGTGTGACTTCCATAAGCAGCCAATGCTCGGCGAGCCTTCGGTTATCCTCACTCTTGGCGGTGGGGATATTCAATATCTTTATGAAGTAGAAAAATAAATATAGATTATGTATCAGATAAATCTTGTAACATATAGCACAGCGATAAACGTAAAGAACGCTCCTCGCAAAGTGGTGAATAGAGAAAAAGGAATACTTGGTGGTAGTTTTGAAAGCGTAAAGTTAGCAAGAACTACTTTACTGAAGAAAGTCTTTAGAATGGAAGAATGTCTAATAGATAAGGTTAAACCAAACGAAAATGAAACTTATGTTATAGCTACACTTTTCGGTAACGATATGATAGAGAACGTATTCACAATTATCGAAAGTAATTAATCTATGGCTCGTTTCGCTCTCAGAAATCAGGAGAAGATAAAGCAAGCATTCGGGGAAGAAAGGTTGAATGAGCTTCTGAAAGCATTGAAGTTGTATTCAGCCAAGTACCCGAAATGGTCATTGGACGCAATCATCAAAGAGGGTAAACCTTATCCTTCTTTCGTAGTTGATAAGGTAGCCGTATTATACGTAACTCGCTTGATGTATGACGTTTATCACGTTGCTTTAAAAGAGTTCTTGTAAAGAAAAAGCACCACCCTCGGAGATACGAATGAGGACGATGCTAAGTGTAAATAATTGTTTTGTTTAACGTTGTGAGCACATAGGAGATACGCACTCGATACAACAATTAATGCAAAAGTAATAAAAAATATTTGGATAGCTCAATATTTCTTCGTATTTTTGCGAATTATTAACAATAAAAAGGAGATATGGATATGAGTAAGGAAGATTTAATCAAGTTCTGCCGATACTTTAAAGGTGAAGCAGAAAACCCTTGGAAAGATTGCATTGAAGCACTTCTTTGGGAATGGGAAAAGAAATGGGTAGAATTTACTTTGAAAGTTTATAAAGGACAACAGAGAATGTTCCTTAATGAAATGTTGAATGAGTATATTGCGGTAGGGTTAAGAACCTTCAATGATACAGATGATACCCCTGCCACATTGAAAGCCCTTTTATTCAACCGCTATCTTCATCTTAACAAACTTCCTATGAAGGAAGGCGTTGAGAGTTTCAAGGATTTTTATGATAAGACGTATTACAAGAAAAGCCCTCGTGAATAATAACGGGGGCTTTTCTTTATTTGTATGGATAACCACCGATATACGGGAATGGAAGTACATCTTGATTTATCACTTCAACATCTATATACCAGGTATTACCGCTTTTTTCTACCTTAGTAACTCTAAATGTAGTTCCACGCTGTAGGATGATTTCACTCTCGCTTCCGAAAGTAGATTGTTTTGCGATTCCATCCCAAGAGCGACCCGAACCATTTCCGAAGCTCGAATACGGCTCAGCATACATCATCTTCGTTCCTCTAGGTGCATAGATATTGGTGATAACATTTCCACCAAAACCTTTACCTTTTGCCACGCCAGCAGAGGTAAAAGCTCCTTCCGTGCCTTCTTTGCCTACAAGAGCCATGATTTCTGCATCTGTAGCGTAAGCATAATTGGATAAGCCGAATTTTTTAAGCTCAACCATACCTCCACCTCGTTGTAGCCAAATATCTTTATCGTAGTACGATTTATTAATGATGCTTTCCATCAATGGGATTCTATCTAAACCAAGCTGTGTATCTGCTGCTGAACCATAGTAGGTGAGACCTCGCAAAGGTTCATTGATATTATGGTACGAACTCGTATATCCAAAGATAGCATTTTTTTCCTCATCGGTTGCATTGCGCCATACCTCACCACATTTTGCTCTAAGAACATCATCGGCATCTTTTGTATTTTTCGCCCAAACAGCCGCATCTTTTCTCGCTTGTGAATAAGCGTCGGCATCGAATGGGATTGAACCATTTCCGCCTTTGTTTGCTGCTCTCTTAGCTTTTAATTGAATGAGAGAGTTCTTCTTATCTTGCGCTTCTTGGATAAGCTGTTTCGCCAAGTCTTTATCTTGTGCGACCATAGCATTTTTGAGGTCAAAGAGTATCTTGTGATAGACTTTACTCTGCGTACTATAGCCTTTTACGTCAGCATAAGCTTTATTGATATTTATCCAATCAATCGCCGTATTTACCTCATCAAGCTTTTTTAGATATGCTGCTTGCGATACCTTCCAAGTGGCATACTTCTGCTGAACCCCGTGCATATTTCCGCCAAGGAAATCAATAGCTTCAAATTGTAGTTTCTTCGCTTGCTGTTCAAGCGTCAAGCTTTGCCATTGAGCCAACTTCGCTTCTACGGCATCATATACTCCGTGCAATTCCTGTGAAGAGAATTGCTTGTGCCACTTATTGACATCAGGGATGAGAGCGGAAAGTGATAGTTCATCCTTTTTAATGGCAGAAATGGCGTTTGCGAGCGTTTTTGCTTCTTTCCTTGCCAATGTATAGTTAGCAGACTTTAATGCGCTTAGAACGGAAGAAACATCGGTCTCTCCGTAATTAGCAGCTACCTTCATAACATTCATCGCAACCTTGCGGTCAGTCCATGCAAGTTTAGTCTGATAACCTCGCTTGAATCTATCATACAAAGACGCTATCTCAGAAGCACTCTTTTTGTCCTTGATTGCGTAGCGGATAGCATAGTAACGTTCAAAGAGGTCTTGGCTCTTTATATCCGTAACAGATTTACTACCGAGCAGATTATGAACTAAGCCATTGTAATAGTCACGTCTATGCTTATCCCATCGGCTCTGTATTTTATCTATCTGCTCCTTAGTTCTAAGGGCGTGACGTTCCTTTGCCTTCGCAAGTATAAGCTCCTTAGAAGAAACCGCCTTTAATCCCAATTTCTTGCGGTCTGACGGGCTTAAAAGATGTGCCCAATACTTTGTATTATCTTGTAAATGCCAAGCTAATTTACCCCTCATTCCTGCCTTTACGATAGCTTCGGAGTTATCCTTGATGTACTGATTGTACTTTTCGGGCATGGTGAGCACGGCAAAAGGGGATACGTAGTTGCTCATATCCTCGCCAGCCATCAAGCGTTTATAAAACTCCTTCTTCTCCTCGCCTTGTATGGTGATAGGGTCTGAGGTGCAGATACATTGAGGATGCCAAGAAATCCATACGTAATCTTTTGGATAACGACCTTCGAGGTCATTGCATATATCATCAATATTGTGCTGTGGTGATACGTGAATATACTGACCGATAACGAACGGTTCGTTCTGCCATCGCTCATTTCTTGCCTTATGATATGCGGAATTTATCTCCGTTCTTGCTACTCTGAGAGCGTTCTTTCTCGCCGAGCGGTAAACACCCATGCCTACCTTCTCCAATGGCTCTTCAATAAAGCGCACCTTGCCGTCAATGATTCTACGTCTGCGCCAAGTTACCACATCTTTCTTCTTTCCGTTCTTCTGAACCTTGATGGTATGATAACGGCGGTACATCATATTTGGGTCATTGAGATACTTTCGTATGCTCTTGCCTATTTCTTCTGCTGATGAACCTTTTTTGATTCCGTCCGCAATGGTATTACTCATAGCCATTTCAAACTCACTCTTCGTCTGTTGGCAGTAGTTCCAAACAGTCTGAGCGAGATTCAATCCGTTCTTTGTTTTCAAGCGATTGGAAATAAACGTGGCTGCGGCGGTATCTCGTGCGACCCTTATAGCTTTATCAGTAAGCACGGAATAACCGCCTATAACCATTTCATCGTGGTTATATGCCAACGCAACGCCATCGGTGATGCCGCTCTTATAACAAAGAAGGCTATTCTGATAGTAATCATTAAAAATGTCGTTCAAACGAGCCTTTAACTGCGGAAAGTTATCAAAGTTAAAAAGCGCATCATCTTCGAGCACATCTTCTCCATAGCCAAGAGAGGTGAGCTTCTTGACATAATCGCTGTATAATCTGCCCAACCGCTTGTTGTAAACGGCGAACAGATTATTCAGTTGTTCTTTCTGCTGTTTTGATGTGAGCTTCTTTGACATAGTTATTCTTCCTCTTCTTCATTGGAAACGGACTGACTTCCACTTGCGGCACTACCAAGTCCCGAAAGGGCTGCTTGCTGCGCTAACGCTTCTTCCTGTTCACTCTTCATTTCTTCCTCAACCTTATCAGGGTCATCATTGAGAGGGTTAAGCTCGATAGCACGGCGATTAGAGGTAGATTTCGCACCACCATTGGATGAAGTGATAAGTTGCAACATTTCAACATCATTCTTTGGCAGATATGGCTTAAAGACTGGCTCAAAGTCAATCTGCTCAGCAACACTCTGGTCGATACCCTTTACGTAAACTCCCGTATTACAGATGCCGTTAGCTACGATATTCGAGCGGCGAGTGAACATTTCGCCGAACATTTCTATCTTTAAATCTGCTTTCATATAAGGAGCGGTGAACATCAAACGGATAGCCGCACCCGAGGTGTTGCTTCCCAAAGTCTTCATATTCTCAAAGCTGATGTCGGCTGTTGAGGTAAATGAATAGATGATATTGAAGAGATAAGCAATTTCACCCTTCACACTCTCAGGTGATTTATCCCAAGAAAGGACGTTCATACTTGAATCGTTACCACCTTGGAATACAGCACCTTGCTCACCCTTTTCTGCGAAGCCCTCCAAACGACCTTTGATAAAGTACTTAGGCGTGCCGAAGTAGTCATTCGTATCACCCCAATTTGAGATACAAGTCTCCACTCTATCAATAGCCCATTGAACATCTTCCCACTCAGCTTGGTCTTGTCTATAGTAAACGACAGGCACTTTGGTGAAGCCATGAGGTAGGGCAGAGATAAGCTTCCAACCTGCGCCATCAATATTGGTGTACTGATAGCACAATCTATCTGTATATACATCAAAATGTAGCTCAGATTTTCCAAACTCATCATATACATAGTACTCACGAGCGAAGCCATCCATGATATGGAAATCGTTGAAATGAGGGTAGAGCTTATCGCCGTTTGAAGGCGAAAGCAACTGAACTCGGATTTCACCTCTAAGCTTTCTCTCTGCGTCTGTTGGCATATACCATAACTCGGCGCACTCACATTCCTTGAAGAGGGTACGGGCAAGTCGCTTATCGAAGTACTTCATCTTATTGTCGTGATAGCAGTGCATGATGCCGTCATATAGCTTCTGCTGCTTATCGTCCATCTTCTTTATATCAACGCCATGTGCCGTAGCTTTATAGGTAACGGCATTCATAAGCAAGAAACCCACGGTAAGATTTACGATTGACTTCTGAGCAGGGATAGCGATTCTTACTGGCTCAACTTTCTTATCCTTATAAATTGGTTTCTGTGTGATAGGGTCATACTGACCCGTAGGTACTTTGATTCGCTTCTTAGGACGGAAATCCTCATCAAAGATTTTATGCTTTGATGGATTCCATTGCTCTTCAAGCACACTCAGTGGTGTCTTAAAGCCTTGTTTTCGTGCGGTCAATACCGAGCGAACCATGTTCGCATCTTGTATTGCTACTATCTGTTCTATTGCTCTCATATATGAATATTTTTTGTTATAACAAGGGCAAAGTTAGCAATAATATAACTTATATAAGCATAAAGGAGAAAGCCTGTATAAACAAAAGAAAAACGCCTATTTCGACAGTCTTCCAATGTGCCAATGATTGCACTCGTTGCAAAGATATGCGGAGTAACCGAGCAGCCGCTTTTTCTTTATGTATCTTGCGGCTGCCTTCTCATTATCAAAGGATAATTTGGCTACTCCTCTGCTATTATAATGGGAGCGTTTGCGATGATGCTCCCTTGGTTGTTTATCGTATATTCGTTTCATAAGCATTTCGATTTTAACCCATCAGACCGAGGATGTCGGCGGCTTGCATTCCGCTGCCATAATCGCCCAATAACTTTTCCATGACAACATATCGGCATGCATCTATTGCGTGATTATACATATCTATAGGCTCATTAAGCCACTTTCCTTCCTTATCTTGGCGGTAGGTATAATTGTTAAATTCCCTTCTTACATTTGTAGAGCGTTTTGTTATATGAATTGTGTATTCTTGCATCTTCATAATACCAGCTTGAATAGAACCTTTGAACTTCTTTACAGGTTTTATATCAATACCAGCATTATAGATTTCATCAATCAGACGAGGGTCGGCACTCTCTGATATTACCTCAATATTTTTTTTATCCTCTTTCAATACTCTGATAATATCAGAAGCAAGCATTTCTGTCTGATAACATATTTCATCTATATAGATAATCTTTCCGTAGATATACACATCAACAATCGCCGTAGGGTCATTGGAGTAACCGAAGTCAATACCTCTGTATCGGTGTCTGTGCGCTTGGATAGGAATATAATCATCAATAACTACATTCTTAAAAATCAAGCCCTCAACCATAGAGCGCAATCCTAAGCCATAGATACGCCAAAGGCTCGGATTCTTCCATCTAAGGCTCTCAATCTCAGCAATAACCTTTGGTTCGAGGAAAGGATTATCCTTATAGGTGGATATAAACCAATAAGTGCTTTTTTCTTCGTTTACCTGATTTATCCAATGGTCTTCTGAGAAGGAAGGGTTATAATCAAGGATAGAAAACTCCGTGGTACGCATCTGAAGCTGCTGCCATTCGATGAAAGAAAGCTCATTCGCCTCATTTACGAAAAGTATCTTACGCTTAGAACCACGCACCTTCTGCTCGTTATCGGTGGAGAAGAACTCAATCCAAGAGCCGTTTGGGAAAGTATAAACAAACTCCGATTTATTCATGCACTTATCATCCCACCAACCAAAGTTGAGCATTATATCCTTAAAATCACGATAGACAGTTCGTTTGATGGAAGGCATACCAGCACGAATGATGGAAACGGTCGTTCCAGCATAGTTGAAGCAAAACATACAAAGGAACTGCACAACCGAGTAGGTCTTGGCAGAACGTGAGCTTCCTTGAAGAGAGCAAGTTGTGAATCCTGCTTCCTTCGCTGCTTTCACCCTCATGTAGTTCTTTGCTAAATATACGTGTGGCATATCTCTATTATCCTTTATTTGCTTCTTTTGTTATTCTGCTGTCCTGTCTGGCTCAGCATCCTTCTTTTCCTTCTCTTTCTGAATCTCAGCGAGAATCTTCTGATACTCTTCATTATTGGTAACAACATGTACTTGCAATGGGTCTTGCTTAATCTGCTCGCCCTTGCTTGTAAGGTCAATGCGCTGAATCTTTCCGTAAGCTCTATCAATAACTCTTTCGAGCACATCAAGTCCTTTCTTGTCAAGTATTCCCTTGGCAATAATGCGTTGCATCATCGGGCGTGACTTATCAGCCAACACCGCCTTCAATTCGTCTTCGGGCAGCGTAGCGATATACAGAAAAGACTCTGCGATAATCTGAGAGGAAGGCACTTCATAGCCCTTCTCCTTCATTTCCTCGATGAATAATGACATCGTCTTAGGCTTTGGTGGTCTGCCCTTGGGGTTGCCAACTCCACCTTTTTTAAACTTACCTTTTTCAAGGTTTGCAAGCTGTTTTTTTCGCTTGCTTTCATCTTTTGATAATGGCATATTAATAGCTTTTATTCCTAATTTATTCCCAACAATAGCTTTTATTTAAGAAAAGCACCTTTATTTTCTTCTTCCTCTGCTGCCATATCTCGGCACATCTTCAGTACATTAAAGTACTCTCCAAGATTATTATTATAGAGCAGCTTTGCTATCTGTTGTACAAAAGATGACTTACGTCCATCTTGTTGCAAAGTCACTATCTGGCTCGCTGGCATCATCAAGAACTGCTCCATGATTTCAACCTTTTCCTTGGAGGAAAGAAGCTTCTTGGTAGGAAGCAGAAAACCTACTTCCTCCAAGATTTTTGTTTTGACTGACTTAACCTTCATACTTATCACCATTTACGAGGTTCATAAACTCAGCCCTCACTTGCGGGTCGTCTTTGAAAGCACCTTCAAGGTAAGAAGAGGTCATAATGCCCTTCTTCTTTGCGCCTCTGAACTCTTTGCAAGAATGATGCCCCTTCATAACGAGAGCAATACCAAGTGGTGGATATTCGCTACCAAGAGCCTCTTTCAGCATATCTACGATGTCATGTACCAATCGCTCCTGTATCTGTAAGCGAGCGGAACAGTAATCAACTACACGACCAATCTTAGAGATACCGATAATTTTGCCCTTTGGGTTCGGAATATATGCGAACCAATACTTGCCCCAAAACCAAACACAATGATGTTCGCAATTAGAATGAAAATCACCTTGGTCGATAACCATGTTATCATAGACGATGCCGTCATCATTGTTATCAAAGGTGGTAATCTTCGGCTTCTGCGAAGGGTCATAACCTCTGAATATTTCTTTCCACATTCTGATAATGCGGTCAGGTGTGCCCTCTAAGCCCTTGCGGTTAGGGTCTTCACCGATATACTCCAAGAGTTCTTTGATATGATTCTCTGCTGTTTCTTTTGTAATCTTAGCCATATTATTAACCTTTCCAAAATTCTTTATAATCTTGTTTCTCCTCCTCATTAGGCTCATATACCTCATAAGAAGTACCGCATTGCATACAATGATAGAAGTCCACTACGGAATCATCATCCTCGCTGCGGTCACCTCATGAATCCCAACAAAGTTTCCCACCGCAGTAAAAGCAGATAGGACGATACTTTGTCGGGGTCTTCTTTTTATTCTTGCTCATAGGCGAAATAATTTATTTCACGTTGAGAATCTTTTGCAGCTGTAAGGAAAGCCGCCACTTAGGGTTAGCCTCTACGAAAGCAACTGTCTGTTTCAGAATCTCAGCATTCTTCTTCGCATCGCCTGTATCACAAGGCTGAACGTAGTAGTAATCAGCATCAATATTACAATCGGTAATTTTGTGCTCGCCATCAAAGACAACCTTCACCTCAGTAGCAACCTTAATGATAGGTTCTGCGCCCTTAACGAATAAGCACTTAGGAGAGCAAGTAACCCAGTTGATACCACCTGGAATCTTGTGCGTTCCGTTGGTCTCCATAGCAATATAGTAGCCCCAATTTTGGAGAAGGGTAGTAAGCTCCTCATCCACTTGCAATGTAGGCTCACCGCCCGTAAAGACAACAAACTTACAATCGGGTGAGAGCAACTGAATCTTATTCAGAATATCAATAGCTCCCATTTCCTCATACTTCTTAAAATCAGTATCACAGAAAGGACACTTTAAATTACAACCCGAGAAGCGGACAAAGATAGCCGCTCTGCCTGCGTGTCTTCCCTCACCTTGGATAGAGTAGAAGATTTCGTTTACCTTGTACTTAGCCATTAGAGAGCCTCCTTTCCGTCAATCTTATCATCGTCACAATAAACGGCGATATTGCCTTCACTCTCCTGTACCTGTGCCTTGTAGCACTCTGGGAACTGAGCAACAATCCATTTGGCGATATTCTCAGCAGTAGGATTGAAAGGCAAAAGCTCGTTGAGGTTGCCGTGGTCGAGGTAGCCGTGAATCTTCTGCTTAATATGCTTGAAGTCCATCACCATACCATCTTTGTTAGGCTCTTTTGCCTTACAATAAACAGTAACAATCAAATTGTGCCCGTGAAGGTTGGCACACTTGCTTTCATAAGAGAGTGTCAGCTTATGTGAAACCGCAATCTCCATTCTTTTTGAAACATAATACATAATTTTCCTTTCTTTTATTTTGTTATTTCAATTTTTATTCTTAATTTTGCGACCGAGAAGAATAAATCGGGTGGGTCAGTACACTGGCTGCTCGATTTCACGCTTATTCTTCAAAGGCAAAGAGGTGTACCTGCTTTGCTGTTTTTATCAAAGCTTATGGCGATGAACATTGCCTGATAAGCCAACAACAATAACTTCTTTTAAGTTACCTCTTTCATTTCCTTTTGCATGAGTGAGATACATAGAAATTTGGTCTTTGACATATTCCTTTGTCATAGCCTTGTTATTCTGTATGAGGATAGCAACCTCTGCCCCTTGCTTTGCAGCACTCTTCAATGCATTCTCTACCTTATAGGCACTCGCCGAGTTGATGGTTTTCATATCCATCACGGCGTGCTCTTTGAAGCCATCAGTCTTCTTCGCTCCCGTTATATACGACATTTCGCTCATCAAATATACACGATAACCCTTTTTGGCAAGAACTTCTGCGGCATACATTTCCTTATTGGTATTCGGGTCAGCAATCTTATTATGGTTGTTATGTACCACATAATAACCGCCGCTTTTATCGAAGTAGCTATCTTTATAGTTGCCCGTAGAGACGATGGCTTGAAATTCTGATTCTCTCTTAGCCATCGTCTTAGGGTTACCCGAATAATTCCGTGTACCTCCGCTTGCCTTAGACATTTACCTCCTCCTTTCTTGTAAACCAGTAGAAAAATGGAGTATCACAGATAGCAAGGCAGAATTTAAGAAGATATTGTCCGATGATGATACCTATCAACATTGATAGACCTCCTTCTTTCCAAAACCACCCCATACCAATTCCGAATGCAACAATGGCATAGATTGCAGTATCAAATATCTGTGATGTGCAAGTAGAAGCATTATTCCATATCCATCTATATTTCGTGCCATTCTTGCGATATATGAACTTGTTTCTTATCTTATGGAATATATACACATCCCACGTCTGTGAACACGTATATGCGCAAAGAGAACCCAAAACAAACATAGGAGACTGCCCCAATAATGTTTCATAAGCCTTTTGCATAGATACATCATTTGTAGGTGTATATTGTGTTGCGATAATCAATGCAATAGCAAATAACTGACCTACAAAGCCATAGCGTACAGCTCTGTTAGCCTCTTTCTTACCCCAAATCTCCCCTATAATATCAGTACAAAGGAAAGTAAAGGCATAAGTGATAGCTCCACCCGACAACGCCAAAGGAATGCCAAATAGACTCCACCCTGTATCAATCACCTTGCAGCCCACAATATTTGCAACCACAATACTTATAACAAAGATGACATATATCATCAATAAATTCTCATTAGTCTTTTTCATACGGCAAATAATCTTGATTTCCTGCGTATTTTTGATAGTCCTTTTTTAGAAGTTCTATCGAAGCACACAAAAAATTAGTATTTTGTTCATTATTGTATTCGTTTATTTTTTTATACTTCTTCTCACCAACCAATTCAATACATTTACTTTTGTTGAGAGAACTGATATGATGTCCTTTTATGAATCCGAATCTCTTACCTGCAATATAAGTTGTACTATCTGCCGAGGTACAGAAATTACATTGTTGTAGAATCTTTAGTTCTGTACATCCAAGCAAATGAATATCAATAGTCGGCTTTTTCTTTTTAATATAAGAAGCTATATTATATACATAGTTCTTTTTGCCAAACTTTCTTAATTCAGGAACAGATATAGCTATATACTCGGAAAACTCTATCAGTCTATCCAAGCCATTCATTCCATCCTCTAAATGGAATACATTTATTATTCTATTATTCGGCAAGTCATTTCTTAGCTTCTGTCTTAAATCCCATGCCGCTTCTGTTCCGAGAACCTTTTGGCAATCGACCTCAACGCAAGTTGCTCCATTATTATGAGCAAGCGTAAATTCAACTAATTTGTCATACCATTTGTAGATGATATTTTCATCATGTTTGCCTGCCATAGAACCGAACATAAGGGTAAATAGTCCACTATCCTGTATGCAGTGCTTAGAAACCTTGGCACAAAGTCGAGGTATCTCTATACTTGGATTTGTCATAGTTCTCAATGGCATTATAGGAGATTTACCCTTGCCGAAAATCATTCTCTCAACGAAAGGGAAAGCTGTGTATAGAGAATATCTTACTCCAAGCTCCCTTACTCCAAGAAACTGGTTTTGCACCTCGCAACCAGCAAAATGAACCTTAATATTATCGGGACAATGAAGCACCTCCATAATCATCCTCCTTTACCTCTGCCTTGGTGCAGCTTTTATATTCCTTCATAATTAATTCAGCAATCGTCTCGCAAGACATATCACCGAACTCACAAGGAGAACCAAATCTCTTAGTGAGCATCTTTTCTATTACGTGCTGCTGCTCATTGATTTCAATCTCACGTTCATTATGAGATACCTCAAATTCGCAACGAATAACAAAGATATGTCTGTGTCTTGCACTCAGATAAGTACAAAACTCGGGTGCATTAGGGTAACGATGGAAACCCTCTATTGCATTATATGTAAGAACCTTTCTCTTCATATTACTTAATTTTCAATGTACCATACTCATCACCTAGAGATTCAGTAATCTTTTCTTTGATTTCATCTGCCTTTTCTGCAAATGAAGCATCAATAGTGATGGTGATTTTCAAATCCTTAGTTTTCTCTTCTTTATCGTCTTCTGTATCGAAAAGACCATCAAGGGTATCGGCATCTGATTCGCCTGTATTAAGGAAAGATGTATTTACGCCCCAATCATCAAGGTCTTCAATCTTCCATTCGCCATTGGCAAGCTCATCCCAATCCCAATTACCAGCTTGCACGTTATCCTTGATAGCATACTCCTTGATTTTCTGAATTGGGGTATCGGTCTTCAAGACGAAACAAGGCAGCTTATCGAAGTTCGTATTTCCACCGATGCGTAACTCGTTAGCCACTCTGAGGCGCATATTACCGCAGATGGTGACGTATGTACCATCCTCCAAGCCATAAACCATCAAAGGCTTGTACTCTAAGAACTCTGGGCTATCGGCGAGTGACTTGACGAGCTTGTCGTGCTCGCTCTCCTTTAAGTAGCGAGGGTTCTTTGGAACGCCATCAATCTGCCCCTCATTATAGAGGAGCTTTGTAATGTCAATCATTTCACGAAAACCCAGCTTTACAAGAAGCTCATCCTTTGCGATGGATGGGTTCTGTGAGATTCTCTTTTCTCTTGCCATAATTTTATTATTTAATAATTATTATTTGCAAAGTTACGGAGATTATTCGGGTTTTAATAGAAAATAATAGGTCGCGTGTAAACAAATAAAAAAGCTACCCATATAATGAGTAGCCTTTGAAGTTATCATAAAAATATTATACCTCTTATATATAAGAAAAGCAGCTACCTATCACAGGCGGCTGCTTATAGACTAATAACTAACTATTATTTTCAATTAACCAAATCTTAACTAATACATATTGTTATGACACTTCAGAACCTATATTCCACAATTTCCGTTTTGCTGATGCAAAGATACAAAAGAAAGCGAGATACAGCAAATAAATGCCATATCTCGCATAAACAATCTTACTTTTCCTCAATCTGTTTAGAGACATTATCTGTTCGGAAATCCTCAATCTGCTTGGAGAAAGGGGTGAGCTTATCAAGCTGCGCCTTAACAGAGAACTCTTCACCGATGAAGGCAACACCTTCGTGAATCTTCTGCAAGGCGGCAAGCTGCTTCTTGGTAGTGACAACGGGGTTGATGTAGATGCAACCTCTATGGGTCTGTGCGAACCGCCGACACTCAGCACCGCCGCCGTAGATAACAAATAGCGGCTCTTTGCCCTCTGCCCAATCGCTTGCGATGGAATACTCAAAGGCGAGGTTATTAAGTCTATCCGAATATCCACGGGTAGCGAAGGCACGCCATCCACGAGGTACGCCAATCATATTGAGGCGATAGAACTTCTGCGCCACGTTGAGGTCAACGAAGATACCGATACCCTTACCTTGCATACAACGGGCAATCCAACGTTTCTTGTAGATAGCCTGCAAGCCGAAAGATACGGGCATTTCATTATATAAGGAGAAGTTCGGCTCAACGATAACGGCAGGGTGATGCTGCAATATCTTCTCAGGGTGCTCGTAGATAGCTGAGAAGCGGTAATCATCGGTATAGAAGTGCAAAGAGCCTTCGCCATTGAGGTTGAAGGTTCTCTTCTGTTCGCCGAAGCAAAGGAAGGGTGACTGACACTCCTTGGCTTGCATACCAATATCGAGTGTCGGAATCTCTAGGTCATTGTCCGTTGGGAAGAGCTGGTCGGGCAGGGTAAGCTCATAATCTGTTCTTTTCATTCTTTGTTGCTTTTTAAGAGTTCAACGATTTGGTTATATATAGATAAGGTGTACTTATCCTTTGACTGAACGTATTGCATATACTTTCGTGCTTGGTTGATAACGTTTGCTCTGGTGCGACAGAGTAGGCGAGCCGAGCGGTCGGGATGGATGCAATAATCACGGCTTATGAGGCAGTATAGTCCTCTAAGGGTGTTGAGTTTGACGGTCTTCACCGCAGAGCAAAGTTCCATGAATGTAACCTTGCCTACCTCACATACCGCTTGCATGATGCGGTCGGAGATTTCGTACTGCTGATACTGATTGTATATCATACGCTATTACTTATTATTTGGTTATTAATAGAAAATATGATGCAAAGTTATAAAAATCTATTAAAAAGCGAATAGAAACTATTAATTATTTTAAATTTATTAATAGAAGATTTGGTTATTTGACAGATTTTTATTAATTTTGCGGTGTGTTTCAGAAAGAACACTATCACTTAGCGAGTTTATGGGGAACTTTCTAATGTGTAAGATTTTGGATTTACGTGAGCCGCAAGGCTACTAAATACAGAGCAGCAGAGAATCCCCATTTCTTTGCTGCTCTTGACTTTTTAAAGCATCTGTAAAATGGAGATACGCAGAAAGATATTGAACGATATGTATTACAATCCCGAACTGAGGAAGGCAATCGCATTTTCCCTTTTCGTCAAGACAAGGGTCAAGTCTTCTGCCGTGCAAAGATGGAGTATCAATAAGCTTCACGAAATCACGGGAGTAAGTGCCTGTGCTGTGCGTAAGCGTATTGATACATTGAAGGCTCTGGGCTTAGTTGAGTTCACGGGCAAGAATAATCGTTGCCTTGTCTTCAAATCTCTAAAAAGTCATACCTCTCACAGGAACGTCCTCGTTCCTAATATCGAGTTTATTTCAAGGAATGATTCTAGAAAGAATGCCTATGCACAGAATGTAAAGTTTATAGAAGATACCTTATCTGCTATGCTTATCATTGATATACAGAATCGAAAGAACTACGCCAAGCAAATGATTCAGCAGACTAAGTACCCTAAAGGCTTGAAAGAGTTGAAGGCGGCTAAGAAGGCTTGTAATCGTTTTGGCTACGGCGATAAGTTCAGAGAGAATGGTATATCATATAAGTATATAGCTGAGAAATTAAGCGTGAGCGTACAGAAAGCCTTTGATTTAGTAAAGTTTGCGGTCAAAAACGAGATTTTATGCAAATATAGAAACATAGAAAAGCGTTTTTTATCCTCTATTGACTACATAAAGGATATGATACTCAATAACTATACTTATATCAAGGGAGGGGTTATCTGTAGGGTGTATGCTAATAATTATGAGGTTAAGGCTGGCTCGCCTTCGGCTCGCTTCGCTGGTATGGTATATAATTAGATTATAAAAAACTAAGATTTTGTTTAACGTTTAAATAATAGGAGATACGAAAATGTTATTTGAGAAAATTAGTCGCAGATGTCTGCTTACCTTGGATGGGGGGGCAAAGATTCAAGCCGTCCTCACTATGCCGAAGCCGACAAAACCTATCTTTCCAAAGAAAATGGAGCGTCAGTTTGTAAAGCAGTTTAATGATTCGCAGCCAAATATGGTTCATAAGGTTATCAAATGTTACATAATGAGAAATTAATGAATATGGAAACAAATATTAATATAGTGGAAATCCTAAAGGATAAGCCGCAAGGAACTAAATTATATTCTTCCGCTTGTGGTAAATGCAAGTTAGAAGAAGTAGATGATAAAAGTTTTAAAATATCCTTCTACAATTCAAAGTTTGGTTTTATGAATGGTGGAGAAGGGTATCTTGATAAAAATGGCAAATTGTATGATGATGGAGAATGTGTCGTTTTTCCATCAAAGGAAATGCGTGACTGGCACAAATTTGCTTGGAAAAAGGGCGATGTCCTTATCAGCAATGATGGTAAGAAAGAAGTCTTCTTTAACGGATTCACAGATGATACCTATGCCTTATTTAAGGCAAAGCACGGATTTGAAGTCCTTTCAAATGGAAAGGGCATATATCTTGCGGATGAAGATGGTATTGCAACGAGTGATTACACTCTCGAAACCGAGGAGGCAGCCAAGACCTACATCAACACCATCGAGGAGCGTTTGGGTGGAAAACTCAATCGTGAGACCCTTGAAGTAGAGAAGGCTCAGCCAGATTTCAAGGATGGGGATATTCTCTCCAATCCTAGTACTGCTCTACCAAAAAATCATATTTTTATCTTTAGTAAATTTGATAAGCATAAAGATTTTAAATACCACGTAGCCCTTACAGCTTCAGGAGTGATTACCATCCCAACGTCTCATGGTATTTGGTGTCGTAAAGATAGCGGTGTAAAATATGCCACAGAAGAAGAGAAAAAACAGCTCTTCTCAGCTCTAGAAAAGGAGGGCAAGGCTTGGGATGCTGAGAAGAAACAGATTGTGGACTTGAAGCCAAAGTATGAGTTTAAGCCTATGGACTTGTGTTTGATGAAATACATAGGGCAATACAACAATAGAGGGTGGGAATTGTGCCAATATGCTTATACAGAACATCGTGTATCATCAATTGGTGAACAACGTGACTTCTATCATGCAGTAGGAGGCGAAATATACGCAGAGTGCATTCCTTATAAAGGCAATGAACATCTTTTAGGTACAACTAAAGACGTGGAGGGTTAATTATGGGTAATGAAGATTTAATGAATTGCATACCTTGGTATTGCCCACCACACTTTGAGTGTGAAGATATACAAGATGGTAAGACGCAAAGAAGAATGCGTAGAAAGAATCAACTTAGAAAAAGAAAGGGTAGATTATGATTGGAAACAAAAAAATCGAAGAAGCTGCAAGGCTTGACGATAAAGAATACTACGATAGATTATCTGATAATGATAAATGTTTCTTTGAGTATGGGTTTAGACGTGGATATAATCGGGCTTTAAAGGGATTGGTTCACCCTGCTAGCGAAGTTCCACGCAATGACAACGGAAGAATTTTTGCATTCTCAAAAGTATACGATTATAGAAAGCTCTATAATATGGACGATATGATGTACAATACTGGTTGCAACACATATCAAGAAATGTGGGAAGTAGAAGTTAAGAAGTTCTGTTTGACAGGTTGGATATACGCAGATGTATTGTTTGACTTAATTATCAAAGGAGGTAAGCAATGAAAGAGCTTAAAGATTTGGTTGCTGGTGATGATGTACTAGTTGTAGGTATGTCTTGCAGACGTATCGCCAAAATTGATAAAGTAACAAAGACTCAAATTGTTGTTAATAACGCTAGATTTAGAAGAGATTCGGGCTGGCAATGCGGTGGTGATAGATGGAATGTTAGAAAAATATCTGTTCCTACAGAAAAGGAAATATCAGATGTTAAAGAAGAGAATCTTCGTAAGACTCTCATCTACGCTATCAGTTCTTTTGATTTCAAACGCTTATCAACAGATGAGTTAAAACAAGTGTACAATATTGTAAAAGGCAAATAATGAACGAGATTAAAGTAGGCGAAAGAGTAACTATTATTCTTGAAGCTGTTGAACATGACACTTGTGAAGGATGCTTCTTTAAAGTAGTGGCTGGCTATTGTGGCGCAGCTCCACTTGGATTGAAGTGTCTTCCTAAATATCGTTCAGACAAAAAGAATGTAATCTTTAAAGAAGTTAAGGAGTAAGCTATGAGTAGAAATTTAATGAGAATGGCGTTAATGATGGCTGCTACGGCAGCTTACGCACAAGGTGATATTTTTAGAAGCCCAAGTCCTAGACTTGGTACACCGAAAGGCAGCATTCCTTCTGATAAGCAGAAGTGTCAGCCAAAGGCGCAGCATGAGTTCACCATCAAGGGAGTTAAGATTATGGCAGCATCAAAGAAAGATGCTATAAAGAAGTATAATCATCGTAAAAAGTAAAGTGTATGGCACAGAAATATATAGTTGGTGATGTTGTTATGTATCACAACAAAATCATGGTTGTTAAAGAGCCAAGAGACGGAAATCACTTTGACTTGTCTTGCCCTAAAGAAGGATTGGTGTACTGCTTTGTTGGTGTTGAGGATATAAAGCCAGTTGTACTCACTCCATCCATTCTAGAGAAGAATGGATGGAAGAAATCAAAGATAAATGATTGTGCATACTTCTATTACAAAGGCGGATTATTTCTTACTTATACATCGAAAGATGGTAAGTTTTGGTTTGACGACTTTGATTATAGTAGCAGTATATGCGTAGACCTTCCTTATGTACATAGTTTGCAGCACCTTCTCTTTGGTTTAGGACTTAACTCAGAAATGGAGGTGTAGAAATGAAAATAAACATGATTATTCTCCTCGTACTAGGAGATATACTAATGTTAGCTGGAGCATACTTATTCTTACATACAAAGGATTTTAAGTATAAGTTTCTAGGATTTCTCCTTACGCTAATTGGTCTAGGGATTGCAAGTGTTACCCTATACATATCCACGACACAAATGATTGTTTAACAGCCTTCGGGCATAAATATAAGTAATATGAAACATAAGTTTACAGTTGTCATTGAATCTAATGATGATTCAGAGGACAGAGAAGTAGTTAAGGATTGTCTGCAAGACTGGCTTGAAATGAATTGTGGACAAGAGAAGGATTTGGGTGGCTATCCAGACTGGAAGTCTGTAGTAGTTGAGTAATTACCATCACTTATGGGATATAAATATAAGTAATATGACAGAAATAGAATTATACAACGAATTACAGAATGTAGAAGGTTGTTTAAAGATGGCGGATTCACAAATAGAAGAGCTTCGCCGAAAGAAGAATGATATAATGAACGACTTTCTAAGTTTGTTACCTTTTCAGAAAGGTGACAAGGTGAAAGATAAAAATGGCAATATCTTTATCATAGAACGTCTAAAAGATGCTATGTCGCTTGGCAAGAATGAAATCAAGGTTCATTTTCTTATCCGAAAAATAAAGAAAAACGGAGAACCTTACAAAGACGTAAATGAAGCTTGGGGAATTGATTATTTTTCCTTAGAGAAAGTAACAGAGTAACTAACCACCCTTATGGGATTAAATATAAGTAATATGGAACAAATTTCATTAGAAGACAAAGTTAGTAATACTTTGAAATGGCTTGCAAATCAAATTGCGTGTATCCAAGTATATAAAAAGTGGGACGAAGAATTTAAAAAGGAAAGTCTCAATGATGCTTGGCAAAAAGTTCAAGAACAGTTTAAGAAAGATATTGATTGGAATGCTCTTACAGAAAGCCAATGTAAGGCTTTGCATTTTGGAAGTTGGCAATCCGAAGAAGATATTGAGGAAGAAATTTCTTGTTTACAATCTGAATTAGATAAGGGGAATCTTACAAAGGCGCAATTTGACAAGAAGGTTGCCAATGAGAAAAATACTCTTGGACTTCGTTTGATTCCGCTATATCTCTATCCTTCATTGCCTATAGGTATCACCCTAACGTCTATTGGAGGAGAAGAGAGAGTTTTTGATGGCTCAAACATTAGTACTGATGTTAGATTTGGATACCTTGCATGGGGTATTAAGCCGAAAAAAGATTAACTAACCACCCTCTCCCTTTTACAGGAGAGGGTAAAAAGAAGAGAATATGGACTTAGTAATTACAATATTGGGTTGGATTGCATTAGGCGTTATATCTGCTTATCTGTTAGCAATAGCAGGTAAAATAATCTTTGATGCTGCAACCGCTGATTATAAGCTATACAAGCATGTAAGATTGTGTCGCAAAAGATTGCTAAGACAGCGATATGAAGATTACGCTTGGCTGTTACTCCAGTTAGAAAAAGATACGGAAGTTTTCAATCTTACTCATAACACAAGAGATTGGACTTTTGAAGATTGGAGAGAATTTTATCTTAAAAAAGCAAAGGAGGATAAGCGATGAGTAAAGTAACTGCAATACAAAGCATGAAGGAAGAGTTAGATTATCGTAATGCTTTCGGAAAATATATAACGTCTTGCGAAGGCTATCTTTTGGCTATGCATGCACTGAGTGCGCCTAGTGTAGCAGAAGAATATGCTAAATGGGAATTAAAGGATTTAGGACTAATTATGACAAGAGAAGAATTACAAAATAAATATGGCGATGCTATCTGTGAGTATTGCAACAAGAACATTATTTCAGAATATAACATCGGCATAGGTTGGCTTTGCGAAGGTCAGTATTGCGAGGATGCACAAGATGGCTACGCAGCAGAAAATAACATAGAGTTGGAGGATTGATATGACAGAAGAAATTTATAACAAAGCTACAAACTTAAGAAGTTTAATTGAAAAAGACAAGAAGGCTCTTAAGTGTTGGAAGGAAGCAGTAGATGCAACAGAAGAAACTATCACATTGTCTAATGAACTAGGATACATTGGGCAAGAAAAAACTTCCATTTTTATGTTCATATCTTTTAAAGAATTGAAAGATATGGCTATTGAGAGACTTACAAAGAGTTTAGAACGACATCAAAGAATGTATGAAGAATTATAATGGAGAACTAAATTATGGACAGAAATCAAGCAAAAGAATTTTATCCTATCCTGCAAGCTTTTGCCGAAGGAAAGGTAATTGAGTGTAGAACAAAACCAAGCGCATTAAGCAAAAGCTGGCGAGATTTGAATGATTGGACGGAAATGAAAGATATTGCATATTGGAGCAATATTGAATATCGTATCAAGCCAGATAGTAAGGCGGAAGCAAAGTACCGCCCATTTAAGGACGCAGAAGAGTGTTGGACTGAGATGCTCAAACATCAGCCATTTGGGTGGGTGAAAAACAAGGGGTCGCAAGCCCTTTTTGTATGCAAGGCTATCGGAAAACTTATTGCGATAGGATTTGAAGATACTCCTTACACATATAAACACCCATTCGATACATATACCTTTGCCGACGGACTTCCGTTTGGCGTAAAAATTGATGAATAGTTATGGCATGGGTAGCAGTAGATTATATCGGAGAATGGATATTCAATTACAAGCCTGATATGTGGGCTGGTGATTGCATCGAACATAATTATTGGTTGCCACAAGATATACGTGGAGCTTATGGTTTTCAACTTCCAAAGGGTAGCATTAAGAAGCTCATTGGAAGAGATTTATCTTGGAGTGATGATGCTGTAGAACTTAAATAAATATAGTTATGTTTGGATTTTATGTTATACTTGCCCTAGCTATTCTGTATGTAGCTTTTATGGGTGGAGTTGTCGGTTATTTAATTGGCAAATATTGGAAGAGAGATATATGAGCATGCAAATATGTAAGGAAGCCTATCAAGAATTGATAGACGGAGATATAAAATGGCTTCTTAGACAGCCTAGAGACCTCGAAAGAGACCATATAGAGGCAGTGCTAAGAAAGAGTGTTGAACTTTTATACGGAAAGGAGAAATAGATATGGTAGATGTAAGTAATCAGCACTGGAACGAAGATGGAAGCATTACTATTATATTGAATAGTATAGAAGAAGTCGAAGAGTTCGTTGAGTGTATAAATATATTGAATAATAGAATGTATGAAGAATAAGATTTTAAACTTAGCCAAGTCAGCCGTTTGGTTCGTCTTGTGTTTACTTGTAGGAGCATTGATATTTGAGGGAATTCGCTCATTGGCTAATAGCAATAAACCTGCAAAGAGAGTTGGTATATCCGTAATCACAGAGGAAGAGCACGATTATCTGGTAGTGGACACAAAACACGGAGTTTGTGTTATTCACGCTGAGAGCTGCCCTTGTCATAAAAAGAAGTAGCGTATGAAGCATATAAAAAGTATATTCTCTATGTTTGCTTATTGGGATAGAGTACATCAATTCCCAGACGGGCATATTAAAATAGAAAATAATTTAGCTTGGAGAAGAAAATATATGCATTTTCGCAGTAGTAATAAAAAAATACCTTTTTAGCGTATGAAAAAAGAAACAAGAAATGTAGTAGTTCTCGATTGGGAGGATAAAATTAAGCTACAACAATTTATCGAGGATTTGGAACAAATCTCTGAGACTTATCAAAGTCCTTGCAAGGAACTTACAGGTATCAATAATACACTTTACTATCTCAAAACTATTGAGGAGAAAATTAATTAGTGTATGAAGATTAGATTGGCAAAGAAAATAATGAAGTACAAGTCTATAGTTGATGAGTACAATAATGGCGATGGCTCAGTGTGCGATGGTATGAAAGAATCATATTGGTTAAAGCGAATGTTCGACCATATTAATGGAGTGTATGATGAAGCATTTGACCCACCAGCTCATATCCCTTTCAAAGACCACCGCATCACCAAGGCGATAAGTTTAATAAAAAAATAAGTAGCGTATAAGCATTAAAAAGAAAGAAGAAATGAAGAAGGAAACGTTTGATTTCTCAGAGGCTTTAAAGCGTATGAGAAAAGGGAAGCTCGTAAAGCGAGAAAATGGGCTTTATTCGTTTGGTATTGACGAGGAAGGAATATTCTATCATTATGGGCATCATATATTCAAGGAAGAAAGAATGCTCTCAGAGGATATTCTCGCAACAGACTGGGAGGAGGTGTAAGGATGAAGAAGAAAATATTGACCCTCATCGTTAACAAGCAATGGTTCGATATGATAGTGTCGGGCGAAAAGAATGAAGAGTATCGGGTAATTAAAGGGTATTGGGCAAAACGACTTCTTTTAGTTCGCTCAGAACTTGAAGAGCCGTTTAAGAAGATGAGTAAAGAATGTGCTGAAAATTGGGATAATATTAGCATAGAAATGGCTAAGTATTGCTTTAATAGCCAATACTACAAGACTGCGCCATACACCAGCGTCCTCTTCATCAATGGCTACCGCAAGGATAGTCCACGAATTGAGAAGGAGATTGAGAGTATTACCATCGGCAAGCCTAAGAAAGGTCTTTGTCCCGACAAGTGGCTTGATACTGAGTTTTTTATCATTAAATTTAAGTGATATGAAAGTAAAGAATTTACCAAAGAAGATTTACCTAAACATCTGTAGCAACGAAGATGAGGTAGATTACAATGAGCTTAACGGAGTAACGTTCAGCACAGAAAAGGTTGGTGTTACCGATTGTGATACGGAAAATGTTCCTTACGTGAATGCTGCATCATTATGGCACGACCTAAAGGAAGATAAGCCACCATTAAAAAAGTGGGTAATGTTCAGATATAGTGGAGGTGGCGTAAATCCTACGGCTCTTCACTATGGAGCAATGAGTGATGATGTATGGATTGTCACAAGAGGAGACGGAACACAGCGTATAGAAGTTCTGTACGAGTGCTACGATAAGATTGAGTGGTTTGATTTTGACGAACTGAAATAAGTTATGAAGAAGGAAGATAGAATCAAAGTTTGGGAGAAATACGACCATCATTGCGCATACTGTGGAAGAGAAATAAAACTCGAAGATATGCAAATCGACCATTTCATTCCAAAGAATCGTGGAAATTATTCACGTTGGAGTGATAAAGAAGGTAAGTATATCGTTTCTCATGGTGAGGATAGCATGGAGAATTATATGCCTTCTTGCCGAGCTTGTAACTTTCGAAAGCGAGATATGAGTATAGGGCAATTCCGTGAAGCTATCAAGGAACAGGCGAAAGGTTTGCTTAACGGTGCTGCAAAGTTTCAGGTAAGCATGAGTATCGCTTATGGTCTGCTCAACCCTGCTTTTGACAAGCCTATAGTATTCTATTTTGAGAAGTTTAAAAAGAATGATTAAATATGTATAGTGTATGAATAGTATTAGGCACGCTAAGAAGCAAATGAAGAAGGCTCGTCCTTATTGGGAGAGCCAAGGTTATAAGTTCAAGCGCAAGGCTAAGATAATCCGATATTCCGTAAAGTCTTTGCTTGGAGATTATAGCACCAAATGGATAGACTACTGTTTTGTAAATATAGATGGTAGGATTCAGAATTATTTTCCTATCCGAATAGAAGCAAGAAGAAAAAGAGGTAAGAAATAGTCATAATATATTATAAGAAAGGGTAGGGCGAAAGCTCTACCCCTTCTTGTCATATAGAACATAATCTATAACCTTTCGGTTGGCTTCGTCAATCAGTTGTTGGTCTTTGCGTACATATATAGAGGTTATTCTATGGCTATTCTTGTGCCCAAGGCAGTCAGCGATAACGTCCATACTGATACCAATCTCATAAGCAATGGTGGCAAAAGTATGCCTTGCCCAATACGTACTAACTTCGGGAATACCGATGCTATTGCAAATCTTAGATAGCATTTTATTGATTGATACATCGTAATAGCGATAAGAGCTCTTTCTATCGAATACGCTTAGAAGGTGTTCTTTACCTCTGTATTTTTCGATAATTTCGAGGGCTTCTGGTTCTACCTTTACATTATATAATGTACCCGTCTTTGCTCTTCTATAGGTTATTCTTCCGTTTTCAATCTTCACTATCCTAGAGAGGTCAATGAGGTTGATGCCCATAAGATAGAAGATAAGGAAGAAAATATCCCTATGCCTAGCACGAAGCGGAGTAAGCTTCGCATCATGCAGCTTTCTTAGTTCTTCGACCGTCAAAGAACGTTTCTTAGTCTCTTCCATCTTGATTGAATACATATTGAATACGTATTCCTTCAATAGCCCTTTCTTTCTTGCGAAGTTTAGAACCGCCCGAATACCCCTTAACCTTACAGCAATGGTATTCTTTGTATTCTTATCCTTTTTCAAGGATTCAACAAATCCATCAAGCCATTCAATATCTATATCCTCCAACCTTAAAGATTCATAGTCGCAATAGTTGCTGATTTTGCTTGCAGTTGTTGTATAGACCAACTTTGTGCCTTCATTATCCTTAGTCGCAAGGAAAGCATTCATCTGAGTTTTGAAAAGATGATTCTTATATTCTTGCTCATCCTCATCATTGGATAAATAGAGCGAAAGCTTCTTGTTTGAGAAGTAGCGCAGTTTGCCTTCTTCTTGCAACTGCACTATCTTATCATTGAGAAGGGAAAGCCTTTTCATCAGCTTCATATTGATTACTCGCTGCTCGGGCAATCCCTTCACCTTTTCATTTTTCGCATCCCATTCATCTTCTTTCAGCTCATAGCCTGTCGGAATATAAATGGCACTATCTTTTCTTGCGACCTTGAATTTGAGTGGAAACTTACCGCTATTCAATCGCCGTCTTTTATCTAGCTTGATTGATACCTTAATCATAAGTTCGTATCTCCTTTTTTATTTGCACGGAATTTGCACGTTTTGGTGTAAAATCCGATACTGATTGTTACTTTCTGAGAATCCTTTATATTCTCTTTTAGTGCAAAATTACTTATTTTTTGCCGTTTTATGTGCTATTTTTCGAGTTTTTTAATCAATTAACATGAATTATGCACATATTCTAACAATTTTATGTACTTTTGCAATGTTTTTCAAACAAAATACAGAAATATGTTACGAATAGCAGTACAAAGTAAGGGTCGTTTGTTCGACGACACAATGAATCTTTTAGCA